AGAAGTTCCAACAGGCGCGACTAATATAGTTTTTAATATTAAAAATAGAGCTCAAGATGCACCAGGAACAACAAAAGCAGTAGTATTAAAACTATTTCATAGACAAATTGTAGAGGGCTCTGCAGTGCCAAGTTGGTCTGCTGGTTTTAATATGAATACAATTAGTATGCCAACAAATGCTTATTGGAAAAATAGTAATGACAGTTTATCATTAAGCTCGTTAAGTATAACAGCAGGAAGAGTAGTTCAATTTGAATTGACAAGAGACTATGCTCACGCATCAGATACTTTAGTAGGCTATTGGCTATTATTATACATGAAAATTTCGTTTACTTAAGAGGTAAAAAATGTTAGAATTTGATGGAAGTAATTATATAACTACAATAAATACATTTGTCCCTCCTACTTATTTAACCTTATCTATGTGGTTCTGTCAAACTTCTTCAAGTGGAGTTCAATATTTAATTGGCAATGATTCATATTGGGTAATTTACACATATCTTGGGAATCTTGTTTGTTATTTAGGAGGTGGTGCTGGCACCTTTATAAAAACACTTAGTACTGATACATGGTACCACCTTGTATTTTACTTTGATTCTGAAAATGATTGGGTAGAGGTATTAATAGATGGCGTAGTAGAGCTTTGGCAATCAGGCCATACCCAAAGTCCTGTGACCGACTATCTAAGAATAGGATGGGGAACAGATGGACTAGATCCTAGAAAACTTATTGGCAAATTAGATGATGTTAGGATATATTCAAGAATTTTGCCTTGGGCTGAAGCACGCGCAATATACTATACAAGAGGAAAAGATTTTATTATAAGTGATTTGCAACATTGGTGGCCCTTACAAGAATATTCTAATAGTACAGTATGTACTGGCGCTGGTACAGTTAAAGATGTAATAGGTGGTCTAAATTGTACTCCAACTAATGATCCTGTATATGGAATGCCTATATCAGAAATTGGGAGGTCTCCATTATAATGAACAGTTGTTATGTAGTTTATGATCCTAATGATATATACGTAAAAAATAGAGTAATATTCTATAATAGTAGTGAAAAGTTATCAGATACAGCAAGAAAAAATGGTTGGGGCAATGCTTTTATAAAAAAAGAAAATATGTTGACTCCAACTACTCATTGGGATTATTTATTTTGGAAAGTTATAAATGTAGAATACGCTTCTGAAACTGATGCTGAAGTTGTAGAAATGGATGATCTCGAGAAAGAATATGTAAAAGAGTTACTTTCTGGAGTAGAGATAAGACTTAAAAAGTATTTAGTAGAAGAATATAATGATGACGGATATGTTTCAAAGAGAACATATTATTACCATGATAATAATGATGGCACATATACTGGAGAAATAGAAGAAACTATATATACATATTCAGAAATTACTCCAAACTTGTTAGAAAGTCATAATACTAAAACATATTATTTAGACGGCACAGAAAGAACAGATGAAACTTTCAATTATTATACAAATGAAGATGGAAGTTTGATTATTAAAAAAGAGGAATAACTTATGGATGAATCTTTAGGATTTTCAAAAAAAGTAATAGTAGAAATTGATGGAGCACCAGCTACAGCTGGAAAAGTACCAGTTGCAACGGAAATAGAGTCAGAAATTCCTGTTGTTATTAGTAACACTAATACTATTTTACCAGTTACTCCAGGTATAATGAAAACTCATCATATTTTCAGTTATGAAACTATTGAAAAAGAAGATGTAGGTTCAACTTATGTAACAGTAAAAACTATTGATTTAGAAGATAAGTTTTTACGAGAAATTTTATTTTCAGTAGATAGAAAGGATGTAACTGTTAAGATTAGTATTGATGGAAATCAGATAGTAGAGTTACAAATAGATTATTTATATGATTTCTTTAATCATGGAAATGAGCAGGATATTTCTGATAGCTTTTCTGTATATAGATCTAAAGGTGGTAACTATGGAGTTCGTCTAACCTACAACAATAATTTAGTCACTAATGAGCTTACTATTGAAGTCAAAAAAACTACTGGTTCTGCTAAAGATGTTGTATTTCAAGGTATAGTTTATGTTTATAATGAAAAACTAGAATCAGCTTAAGGAGACAAAAAATGACAACATGGACAGAATTAAAAACTTACATTCAAAATAAAGAAGATTTACGATATATAAAATATGGTACTAAAAAATATATCATTTGGGTTAATCTTGGAAATAATAAATTAGAAACTGAAATATTTCTTACTGATCCTGCGGGCTCAGATCAAGCAGATTTTGAAACAAATTATAAAAGCAGTGCTAATTTTGCTTCACCAAGAAAAACTGAAGACGGTGGAATAGTTGTGGGGCAAACTTATGGTGCTACTCCAGAAACAGCAGTTTGGAAAAAAAGAAAACATACTGCTATAGCAGGTGAGACTTCTTTCTTTGATATAGCAATTACAACTGAAATAAGATTGAGAGGTGGATCATACAACGTGCTCAATTTTGACGATGTACATGGTGATGATTTTTTAGAATTTTCAGTAATAGACAAAGATGATGTTCTAGGTTTATTCCCACTTTATGGATTAACTGTTGGTGTTGATATTTTAGAGTTGCATAAATTTGTTAAGACAGAGTACATTGAAGACGGAGGTTTTGAATTTGGTAATAATTCATGGTCGGCATTTTTAGTTTATCAAGGGTTATATTTGCGAGCAGCTTACAATAGTTATGGTACTACTAATATAAATTTTTACACAAGATTACTATGGTTTGAATAGGAGGAAACAGATGAGTAGACATCCAGATAGAATAACAACATACGAAGATGATCATGACACAAAAGGTAAAACTGTTAAAATAAAAAAGAATGATAAATGTCGAAAAGCAAAAGTAACTGAAAAAATGACATTAGCAGAACTTCAAGAATTAATTATAAAAAAGCGAAAGGAAAAATAATATTTGGCTCAATTAAGTACTACCGAACGTATAAATATCGCATATAAAATGACACTATCTGTCCAGGGAACAGCTAATACTGATGATGCGTTGGGACGAAATTATTATGAAGAACCATTTCCATGGATAGCAATAATAACTGGTACAGATGTTATAGTTGAACCAGTACCTTATGCTGCAGTTGGTGAAGGAGACGTTAAACAATCTGAGAATCCAACAATAATCTCAAAAGTTGATATGAAATTAACTAAAAAGTCAGGTTACAATGAAAGATTGTGGGGAGCACATTCAACATATGATGATGAAAATTCAAATATTTACAGTAACTTTCTTTTACCCCAACGATTTGGCCCTGGATATACTTTAAGATTATATGAAGACGATGGTGCTGGCAATAAAGGAAATGAGATAACAACAACAGAAGGTGCATGGATTTTTTCATATAAAGGTGGTTTGTTAATACTTGGAGACAATTATACTGCATCTGATATGGGTTGGACAGAACCACTCCATATTGTTGGCTATAGATATATTGGTGACACTTTACAGTCAGTAGTTTCTCCATCGTTAGATGATGCATATAACAATGGAAGGTATGTAGATGTAGACGAAGGGCCAGTAGAATTAGACGCAACACCCGACAATGGGAATAAATATGCTCCCTTACGACTAACTAATTTAACCAATGCACCAAGTTCAGCTTTAGCAGCTGGTGATGTAGCAATAGTACAAAACAGATTGTGGGTTTATGATGGTGGAAGATCAAAGTGGTTATCAGTGCATAGAGACAAACCACTGTTTGGCAAAAGAAGAGCAGATGGAATGTATTTAAATTTAGCAAATTTCTCTTTTGTGTCTAGATATATTGGTTTTATTGCTCATATAGACGCTACCATAGTTAGTATTTCAGCTAAATGTGATGGAGGATATTTAGCAAAAACCATAAGAATAAGGAGAAATGCATTACAAACTGATTTATTTTCTTTTTCATTATCATCTGGAAACTATTTAAATGAATCAGCTAATATTAATATAAATGCTGGCGATTACGTACAAGTATTTGCTGATCCAGCAGGAACTGCAGCAAACAACTTAATTGTACAATTAGAAATTGCCTATAGGCTTCAAGTAATATAAAATGAAGCATGCAATAAGATATTCAAGAAGTTATAAATTTTAAAAACTAATATTTCGAAACTTTCATTTGAAATACTTAAATCTCAAGATAATTATAAAATAATAGAAAATATACGTGTAGAGTTAATATAATAATTAAAAATTATATGGAGGTATAAAAACATGAAATACTATCTTGCGAATAGATCAACTGATACTGATAAAACGATTAATGATATAGGACTTTTAGTACCCTATAGTGGTTATATTGTTATTGATAGCAATGATATCAATGGTTGGATGTTAGATTCTAGCGACTTATATAATGCAATTCAAGCTGGTGTGTCTACTCCTGGAACTGGAGATAAAGGTCTTACTTTATGGGATGATGATCCCGATGGTGCTGGTGAAGTTTATACAACTGCAGCTGCAACAAAAAGATTGAGTTTATCAAAAGATGGTGACTTAGTAATATTCGACAACTCAGTTGCTAATTTAGCAGGTTCTCCTACTACAATCCAAGCCGCTATTGAAGCACTAGATGACAGAGTGGATAATCTCTCTGGTACAAACTGGAAACAACATGTCGAATATAGAGTCCTAGAAATAGGCGGCGGTGACACAACATCTGGTTATCAAGAGTGGGGTTTTAGTGATGCAACTACAACAGGAAGCGCTTCTGGCTTAGCTAATGACTCAACTACTTACACTTGTTCGATATCTGTAGATGGAGTAGCTAATCCTATTTCTATAGTAGGATCAGACTCACAAACAATAGGTGATGTAATTGATGAAATTAATGCTGATTTAACTGGAGCTACATGTAGCTTTAATGCTACTGGAAATGGATTTATTAAAATTACTTCTGATTCAGATGGTACTGCTTCAACTATTGCAATCACAGACACAGATTTGTTTAGTTCTCTAACAAATGCTAATGGATCTGCAGAATCTGCAGTTGCAGGAACTAACCCTTCTGCTCCTTCTACACCAGTAGAAGGTGATTTTTGGGTTGATACTACTAAAAATCCAGATGAGTACAAACGATATGATGGCTCTGATTGGGTATTTGAAGGAACAGTTATAGATAGTGATCGAGTAATTAAATTAGACGACACGGCTGGAACTTATTATCAAAGAATATTTGTATATGAAGATTCAGGACACACATGGTCAGCAGTTGAAAACAATGAAGACAATGCTGCTTGTATTGTAAATGATGATGGTGATGATCAAGCTGCTATGTACGTATTTGATACAGCGGCTGATTCTGGAAATGGTGCTTGGATTAAAACGGCTGATATTGATTGGGGTTCTCCTACACTACAATCAGTATATGACAGTGGTGATAGCACAGTTACAATGTCAGGAGGAGGTGGTGACGTAGTATGGTCACTACATGATACTGGAAAATGGGAAGTAAACAACGGATCGCTTTATGTTAGAGTAGTAAGATCTGGCGCTGACATGAACTGGTTAGTTCATTCTTCTCTTATTGATTGGGAAGCTGCTACAATAGATTTAGACTCAACAGGTGGAACAGATTTTGCAGACGATGGTGGAGCTCACATTGAATTAGCTGCAGCAGGTGGAATAACAGTAGAGTCAACAACTAGTACTGCGGCTGTTAAAGGTGTATCAACTGCTGATTTACAAGCAACCGGTGGTGATGCAAACGCGAAAGCTCGAATACTTTCAAATGGCACTGGAACAGATGCAATTTCTATTCAAGCATCTGGTACAGGTGGTGATATCGATATTGATGCTAACGATGCTATTACAATTGATGCCGGTGGAGCAATTTCTATTGATGCTGCTGGAGCTTCTAATATTTCAGTAGCTGGTGCAACATTAACTATAGAAACAACAAGTTCAGGTGATATAGATATAAATTCAGCAGCTAATGTTACAGTTGATGGTACAGGAATTTCAATCGATGGAACAGCAGCTTCTAATTTATCTACTACTTCTGCTGATTTAACAATTTCAACAATTACTTCTGGTATATTAAATCTAACATCAGCTGGTAATATGGATATTACAATTGGCGGCACATTAAATTGGAATGATGGTACTAATACATGGACACCACAACATGAAGGATTAAGATTAAAAAGTTATACAACTGGTTCTTTACCAGATCCTCCAGGTGTTACCAGCAACTATGGAGCTATAGCATTTGATACTACAAGAGATATCCCAGTAGTTTGGGTATCAGATTCTGATGGTGGAGGAACTGATGGCTGGGTGCGAATTCTTACTGAAGAATATGACACAACAGAAACTTTAAATGAAGCATATGATGCTTATGGTGGCACGGCTGGTACTCCAGTTCTTGCTCTTGTTACAGTCGATGCTGGTAATGTTGAATGGAGATTAACTCCTACAGTTACAACATTTGATCCAGCTAAATTTTTAATTGGTGATGGTACTAATAATTTCTTCGAAGTTGGCTCAGCAACAGATGGTGATGATTATATAAACATTAAATCAAGAAATGATTCTGATTCACAAACTGGAACTGGAATTACAATTAATGATTATAATGTGCAAGCTGGTGGTACAGGTGGTGGCATTAGTATTACTACTACAAAACTTGCTGGTACTGCTGGAAATATTACAATTAATTCAGCGAATGCAATTGACATTGATGCTACTAATGGTATTACAATTGATGGAACAGCTATTTCTATTGATGGAACAGCAGCTTCTAATTTCACAGTTGATAGCGCAAATTTAACATTAAGCACAACAACTTCTGGTAATGTAGTTCTTAATGCAGTTGGAAATATTGATGGTGATGCTGTTAACATTACTTTAGATGCTTCAAGTGGATTTAGTATTGATGGTAATGCTGCTTCTAACGTGACAACGACTGGTGCTAATGTAACTTTGAGCACATTAACATCTGGAAATGTTGTCATCAACTCAGTTGATGATTTAGATGTTGATGCATCAAATATGACATTCGACGCAACTGGTGGAGTTTCTATTGATGCAGCAGCAGCTTCTAATATAACAGTTGATGACGCTAATTTAACTATTGAAACTACAACTTCTGGTGACGTAGACATAAATTCAGCAGCTAATGTTACAGTTGATGCAACTTCTGCAATTTCTTTAGACGCCGCGGCTGCTTCCAACTTTACAGTAGCTAGTGCAAACTTAACTCTTTCTACTACAACTTCAGGTGATGTTATTGCTAATGCTGCTGGTAATGTTGATGTAGACGGTGTTAACGTTACTATAGATGCTAGCTCAGCTTTCTCAATTGATGGTGCAGCTGCTTCTAATGTGACAGTAACTGGTGGAAATTTAACACTTTCTACTGTTACTTCTGGAGATATTAAAGTAACAGCTGTTGATGGAATTGAGTTTACTGCAGCTGATGGTACAATACTTTGGACTGATGGTACTAATATATGGACACCACAACATGAAGGGTTAAGATTAAAAAATTATGCAACTGGTTCTTTACCAACGCCTCCAGGTGTTACTGGAAACTATGGTGCAATTGCTTTTGATACAACTTTAGACGCACCAGTAGTTTGGGTATCAGATTCTGATGGTGGAGGAACTGATGGCTGGTTACAGCTAAGAACTGCTGCTGATGATTTAACCGAAACTTTAGATGAATCATATAATAATTATGGTGCAACAGCAGCTATTATCACTATAGACAATGGTGAAGGTCAAGGAGATCTTATTTTCAGATTAGCAGCAGACACTGACTCATTTAAAATAGACGATGGAACAAATACTATATGTGAATTCACAAGAGATTCAACAGCAGGCGCTGCTGATGGTAGAGTTGATGTTGGCGACAATGCTATATTAGGATTACCTGCTAAATCAGCCGCTCCTACAGCTTCCAATGCAGCTGGTGATTTATTCTATGATACAGATGATGGATTATGTTATGTTTATGACGGCACACGATCTAAATTCTTAACAACGACAAGAATGCATTTAACATTTGGTGCTGCTAATGCTGATGGACGATATTTACGAATTAGTGGTGCACAAGCTGCACAGACAGGTTACAGAATGCCTAAAGATGGAACTATTACCTCAGTCACAATTATAGGTGCCAGTGGAAATGCAACAAAAGCTTTTGAGATTAGAAGAAACAACAATTCTGTGGCACCCCTTAAAAGTTTTTCACTTTCTTCTACAGTATACACTGATGCTGCTGTAAATGTTAACTTCGACGCAACAGATTATATACAAGTATTTGCAAGTCCAGTTGGTACTGCAGTAAACAATGTAGTTGCTATAATTGAAGTTGCTTTCAGACAATAATCTGAATAAACAATGGGCCACTTCGGTGGCCCATTTTGTGTTTATATAGTAAGATAATTATATGAATAAAGTATATATTTAATAAAAAAATTGGTAGAATTGAATAAAACTTTTTACAGCATAATTTAATATAAGGGATAAAGATAAATATATGGACTTAAGAGAATTATTACTGCAATTTGCTGGTGAAAATGAAGCATCCCTTAAATTAGATGAATTGATATCTTTAAATGTGCTCAATGTAAGTGTACATAGTGATTTTAATAATGGAATAGAGTTGTTAGTTGACAATCCATTAATCACTGAATCAATTGTAAAAAAGATTGATGAATTACTTATTAAAAATAATTATGAATCATATGATATTACTATTAAAGAGCCAGATATTATAAGGATTGAATTAGCTTAATGAAACTTAGCAACTTACTTAACAAAGTACTCAATGAAGATATAAGAAAACCTACTGATGCAGAAAGAGAAGAACATAAAAAACGAAAATCAGGTAGTGGAAAATTATATTATATAATAGTAAGTGAAACTGGCAAAAAATTAGGCTATATTGACGATGAATATGTAAAAAGATTAAATGCTAAAGAAGGGAAGAAATATTCACCACTAGGTGCAGCAAAGAGACGTTTATCACAAGTAGAACATTTTAAAGAACAATGATAAATAAGATACAATTTATTGATTTCTTTAAATATTTGTATGCAAATAATAAATTGCAATATATTGAAAAAGATTTATCGTTATTGTATAATTTTATAAATGGCAAAATAGAAAAGAAAGAAATTATTGAAGAAATAGAAAAAATAATTTTTGAGAATATATTAAAAGAATATAAAGATGAAGGCGGTAATGCTGAAGGATTTTATAACCAACATAAAAAGCTTTTAAATAGTGATAATAAGAAAACAATAGTATTTTTAAAAACATTCCAGTTAAATAATTTAAAAGAACTTAAGAAGAAAACAAAATATCCTGACATATTTTATAGTGAAGAATTAAGAAAAACAATATTAATAGAGCAAAATAGTAAATGTTTTTTATGTGGCAAAGATATATCAAATTTGTGGCCACACTTACACCATGTTGACTATGAAAAAACAAATTGTGAAAGAAAAAATTTAGTTTTTCTTTGTAGTCGGTGTCATGGTAAAACTAATTCTAATAGAAAATTTTGGAAAAAGTATTTAACTGAAAAGTAATTGAAAAATTACTCATTAAGTAATATTTAATAACTGGAGTTAATATGGCAAAAAGACATAAAGCGATAATTAATATAGATGAAAATGTAAGCTTTCCTAAAGGATTTACAATCTCTGATAATAGAATAGAAGACTATTTGCAAAAATTTTTAAAACCATCTGAATATTGTGTGTGGAGGCAGTATTTGCGTTATTGGGGTGGTGATAAATCAGTGGCATATCCAAGTCTTTCAAAAGTAAGTGAAAAAACTGGTTTGTCTGAAAAGACAATAAGAACTGCAAATAAAGAATTAGTTAAAAAAGGTTTTCTTAAATACAGAAGTGGTTGTGCCAATCGCAGCAATCAATATCATTATATTCCAATTGAAGAGTTGATAAAAAAATATTATGGATCTACTACTTTAGCTGATGCAAAAAAAGATTGTATAGAGCCCATTGAACAATATGATAAAATTCAAAAAGAAACTTTTAATTTATTTAACAAAATAAGCAGTGAGCATAAAGCTTTTTTCACAACATTTAGCAAAGCTTATAAAGAAAAAATGGGTATGAAATATGTGCCAAGTAAAAGTGACATGAAAACTCTATCAACTGTCAATTTTAAAGATACTATATTAGACAAAATGTATGCTCTTGTGAGAACGTTTTTTAACAGCCGAAATAGTTATATCGAAAGGTGTGATTACACACTATTCTTTTTCTTAAGACCAAAGACACAACAAATAATAATAAGCGAATATAATCAAACCGACGAAGGAATGTGGACTGCCCAAGCTGAAAAACATTGGGACAAAATCGAGAAAGTAATGGGGACAGTAGATTGGAGTTCTCATGAAGAAATGGAAATAATGATAAAAGAATTGTTAGGTGCAAGATTGTCAGGCGCAAGCAAAGAACGCGATGACTTTGTAGTTAACTATCTTATCGATAAATTAAAAGCTCAACAATAAAGTATTTATGACACTAATGGCAAGATAATTCTGAGGAGAAGTGCATTCTTATGATTATTACAGAGGGCAAGATCAGAGACAGAATAGCTATTATATATGGTCGTTTTCAGCCATTAACAAAAGCACATTATGAGATGATTGAAAAAGTAAGAAAAATGTATCATACAATTTTCATATTCCCAGTACAAGGTCCTAAAGCATATAAAACAATAGCAAAAACTGACAAAGGAAAGAAAAGTGAATTATCTAGAAAATTGAGTAGAAGTCCTTTCCCGGTAGGTTTAAGAATTGATTTAATTAATAAAGCTTTTCCAAAAATTCCAAGTGATCATATAATACATGCTACTTCAGGTGGGATAGAACATATATATAATACTATAAAAAGATTACATCCTTCTATTGAAACAAATAAATTAGATGTATATGCTGGTCCTGATGAATATGAATCTTACCAAGCTCAATTAAAATATATAAAAAATAAAGATCTTGATATAAAAATAATTAAACATGATGTAGGTTCAAGAGAAGAAGTGTCAGGAACAAAATTGAGAGCTGCACTTACTAATCCCAATAAAGAAGAAGGTTATCAAATATACAAAAAATTAGCTGCTCCACCATTAGCAGATGAAGGCAGCTATAATAGGTTAAGAAAAGTTATTAAAAAAATTCAAAAAGTGAATATAGAAGAAAATATGCGATCATTTATGAATCAGATTAAAGAAGACACTTTAGAAGGTATAGTAAAAAACATTAGAGTATATTTAAGAAAATATTATCCTAATAAAAAATTCAATAAAATCAAATGGGCTGATCATGATTCTTTTATTGCATTTGATAATAAAATTCCATTTAAAAATCGCTCATTAGGAGACAAGTATTGGATAAATGCATCAATAATAAAAGTTCCTGTTATTGATTACCATTATTTTGTTGATGTTGATAATATTAGAACAAATAGAAAACCTAAAGTAGTAGTCAGTGATTGTGATTATATAACTGAATTATCAGGCACAAGATATTTATGTGCTAAAGGTAATAAAGCCGATATTGTTAGTTTAGATTCAGGTACTAAAGGGACAGTGTTTGATGTTAAAATAACTGATTTATTTTTTTCACCAAGTCAAGTAGAAGCTACACATAGTCTTTATTTAAGACTATATTATGGCAAACATAAATTTAGACATTATAGCAAACAAGAAATTATAGAATTAATATTTAAAGGTAAATAATGAATGCATTAAATTATTTAGCAGGTAAAGAAAAAATACGACATAGATTGATAATAGCACCATTTAATAAAGAAGGTTTTGGTTTTACAATTGATGATTTAGATAATTATGACAAAGCTTTTTTGTATAAACTAAGAGAACTTTGTCAAGTGGCACTAGATGATCATTTATCCTTTGATATAAATTTTATGAGTACAGGATATATTGAAGTAACTGCTTCACATTCACCTGACAAAGAATATGATCTAGATGTTGGGAATTATTATTTTTTCTTTAACAAACGGGGTAGATTTTTGTCATATGATTTTGAGTGAGTTTAATTATGTTTAAAGAATATATTGGAAAATGGTTTAGAGATGATAGATACGATACATGGTATTTTTTTATAGAACTACATAAAGATAAAGAAAAGTCCAATTATCAATATCAGAGAAATCAAATTCGTTTTTCTGGTTTTACAATGCGTCAACATAGACGAATAAGTTATGTGAAAAACGCATTTCATTATAATATTGAAAATGAAACAAAGCTTAAAAGACTTAAAAAAGTCTTTATGGATGAAGAAAAAGATTGGCTTAGTAGAAAAGCTATTAGAAATATTTTTTATAGTGATTAGTATAATTTTGAGCAGGTTTAATTATGTTTGAAGAGTATATTGGAAAGTGGATATATAATAATGATAGTTATATATTTGCACTTAAAATAACAATACTATCTTTCACAAAAGAAAATAATATGTTGGGTATATATGGATTTAAATACTATGGATCAACAGGTATGGTATTCGCATCCAGAAATTATTTTTTAATCACAGAGCCTATTTTAAAATTGAAATGTAAATTTGTTAAAGAATCAGAAATGATAATATGGCTAAGCAGACTAGCAATTGAATCAATATTTTCAAAAGAGTCATATTAATGTTTGAAGAATATCTTGGTAAATGGTTTATTACCAAAGGAAAAATAAATTATTTCTTTATAAAATTGTGGATAGGAGGAAGTTCCAGAACACTTGTTGTAATGAGTGGTTTTAATAGATACAATGACAGACGTGTATGTTTTTATAAATCATATGCAGTTGGAAATTTAGATTTTTTAAAATATAATATAAAAGAAGTAAACAATAAAGAAGCCAGTTGGCTTAGCAGAAAAACTATTAGATCTATTTTTGGGAGTGATTAGTATGAATATGAATGATTTTTTAGATGACATGATAGATGAAGACATAACGCCTAAACATACATCAGCAATACAACCTTTTTTAAAAAGTGCAGTAGTTGAATTCTTAAAAAAGAATGCGACACCTACCGATGATGAAGTTCATAGTTGGGCAAAGGAAAACAAATTTGACATTCACAAAGTTGAAGAAATTATTTATCAAATTGCAAGTACATGTCTAAGGAAGCACTAATAATAATGAATTCTAAAATTGGGAAATGGCTAACACCAGATAAAAGCTTATATTATTTTTTAGTGAAAATGAAAAAATGTACTAGAGTTAGTGTTTATGGTTATGAAATAATAGGGTTTGAATTATATTCAAACACTAGAAGTTTAAAGTTGCAAAGAAATATAAAAAATAATTTTATTTCTAAAGTAGCGTTAGAGAAAATGTGGACTGAAGATGATGCAAGAGTAATAAGTAGATTACAAAAGTTAGCTTTGAGAACTATATTTAAAGATAAAGAATAAGGAACTATTTGAATGACAAGTTATACACTTAGAAACCCTTTAGAAAATAATTTTGATAAACTCATTTTTAAAATGATATTTGATGGTGTAGCTCATGATGACATAGCAATAGAAAGTAGTCAAGCTTGTAGAGATTTTTTTGCAAATGCTTTAAATGCACTTGATGACCCAGCTGTAAGATTTAACATGGAAGAATTAAAAAAGGGTTTAAAGTTCACTTTAAATTGGGATAATGTGCTTGCTTTTCAAATGCCAATAGAGTGGGTAAGTAAAAAAACAGGTAAAAAACATAAGACTGTTAACATAGAAGTTTCAGCACAAGCTGGTTTTATGGATAAATATGGAGATATAGGCGTAGTTGGTGACATAGGGTTTGAAATTAGTCCTAGTGGTAAGTTAGTTAAAATAAATTGGGATAGGTTAGATTAATGAAGATCTTTATAATACCAGATATTGACATGAAAATGAATTATGCCCATGCTTTTAGTTCAATGGACAAATGTATTGAATTTGCACTTAGAGAAACTGCTAAACGCAACACATGGGATTGGAAACTTGAAAAATTTAGCAATTTTGATGAAATAAAAAGATCTATGATTGATGAATTGAAGCGCCAACTTTCAAAATTTTATGAATTCGATATAGATTCCGGAGAAACTCCTATAGCTCATAAAGGAGCAACAAAGTTTAAAAAAGCAAATATAAATAACATTATAACTCCAGAAATTTTAAGGGTATATTATAAATATTTTATAATGAATGTTTTTAATAAGGACGAAGATAGATGAAACTACAAGAAGCATTATTAATAGAAAAGAAATCAGAATTTGATAGATTACAAAAAAACAAAGTTCCTCTTACTGATGAAGAAAGAGCAGAAGTTATGAAAGCAAAAGCTATATGGCACCATGGACCACATGGAGAAGCAACTCCAGCAGTATGGAAAAGTAAAAAGAAGGATGGTTCTTTCATTTACATTACACACACTCATAGAGCATATAATACAGCACCAACTTTGAAAGGTGCTATTTCAAGATATCATAAATTTATTAAAGGTACAGCATAATGAAAAAATTAAATGAGTTTTTAAATATTCTTAGAGAATCTAAAGAAAAGGCAGGTTTTCATACCAATATAGAAGAAGACACAAAGAGTAACAACAACTTCAGAAAAGTATTATTTACAGCAGAGCGTATTCAATTAGTTTTAATGTCACTGAAACCAAATGAAGACATTGGTCTAGAAAAACATAATGTTGACCAATTTTTTAGAGTAGACTCAGGCAATGGTGAAGCTATCATAGATGGACACAAATATGAATTGAAAAATGGTGACGCAATAATAGTTCCCGCAAATTCAGAACATAATATAACAGCTGGAGATGAAGGTTTAAAGTTGTATACACTTTATGCTCCACCACATCACAAAGATGGCATAGTAAGAAAAACAAAGGAAGACGCTGAAAATAAACCAGAATGACTAAAGAGCAAATAAAGAAAAAGTTAAATTTAGATAACATTGGCAATTTCTATGAAGGCAGAGCTTGGATCCAGAAAAATGATAAAGAGGGTCATGTTGATATAAATGGCAAAGTGACAACGCCAATAATTTATGACTATACTGGCCCTTTCCAAGAAGGCAGAGCTCGAGTTAAGAAAAATGGTAAATGCGGTCATGTTGATCTAAATGGTAATGTAACAACACCAATAATTTATGATGATGTTGGCGATTTCAATGAAGGCAGAACTTGGGTTGAAAAAAATGGTAAAGAGGGTCATGTTGATCTAAATGGTAAAGTGACAACGCCTATAGTTTATGATAGTGTTGGCAGTTTCAAAGAAGGCAGAGCAGAAACTCAATTAAATAATTTTAGATTTTTTATAAACAAAAAAGGATATCCTACTGAACATAAAGATTTTTATAAATTGATAAAAGGTTTGTTTAAATGACTAAAGAACAAATAAAGAAAAAACTAAAGCTAGATGAAATTGGCTCTTTCTCTGAAGGCAGAGCTCGAGTTAAGAAAAATGGTAAATATGGCCATATTGACAAAAATGGCAAAGTGACAACGCCAATAGTTTATGGGGGTGTTGGCAATTTCTATGAAGGCAGAGCTTGGGTTAAGAAAAATGGAAAAGAGGGTCATGTTGATCTAAATGGTAATGTGACAACACCAATAATTTATGATGATGTTGGCCCTTTCAATGAAGGCAGAGCTTGGGTCCAGAAAAATGGTAAAGAGGGTCATGTTGATCTAAATGGTAAAGTGACAACGCCTATAGTTTATGATAGTGTTGGCTATTTCCAAGAAGGCAGAGCTAGAGCTGTAATCAAAAATTTTGGATTTTATATAAACAAAAAAGGATATCCATTTGATTTTTATAAATTGATAAAGAGTATATTCTAATGAACTTTATGCATGAAGCAATCAAACAAATATTTATTCACGGGAAAGGATTTCTAAGTGGAAATATAGATAGCTATCTATATAATGAACTAGAAGATATCTGCTTAAATGAAAGAGAATATTTAGAAATTATTGAATGTGAAGAAATAGAATTTAAAAAAGATCATTTCACTTTTTTATTAGCTGTTAACGATGTTCAAAAAAGATTAGAGTGGAATGAAAATAATTTACCATGGGTAAAAATAACAGTACAATATAATAGTGCAAAATGGGATGCCGAATATGGGTATGGTCACTCACCATATAACAAATAGAACTTTGGAAGTCTAATAATGGACTTAGAAAAAATGTTAGAAAAACTAAATCAAGAACTTGGAGAAGCAAAAGAAATTCCTAGTAAACATCCTGGGAAAGAGATTTCTGCTGAAAAGAGAAGTGAGATAGTAAAGAAAGCAAAGAAGGGTGAAGACATTGGGAAAAAAGGTAAGAAGTTCAAAGAAGTGGCAAAGAAGGCTGCTGAGCATTATGGCTCAAAAGAATCAGGCAAGAGAATTGCTGCATCTGCAATGTGGAAAAATATTAAAAAGAAAGGATAATGGTGAAATTTAAAGATTTAGATTTCAAAAAAGACATTATACAAGGTATATTTATCTCAAATCATTTTACATCAGAATTGATAAAAGCATGTGAAGAGGCATTGGAATATTATACTACTTATCATTCTATAGATGTTGACGCAAATGATATCTCTTGGCAAATTGATGCATCTAGTCGTATATATTTGATTCTTGGCGGGAATATGATGGGTACAGATGAGCCAGCAGATTTTTTTATTGAATTTGATAGTAATGGAAAAATACTTGATGCAAGAGCACAATGGGGATAGAATTGAATATTAATGTTGATATCAAAAAATTTTATTTTTATGTTATTTTTTCTAGCACATATGAAGATACAGTATTAAGAACTGGTGACAAAGTTATAGTGCACGAAGGTTTTCTTAACAAAGAATTCCATGAATTGCTAGAACATATTATTCAGCAAATTAAAGAAGGAATTTTGTTAAGAAGGGATTTAATGGATTTAGATATTAATAAAAGAACTTTAGGGATTGAAATTAGCATTAGTGCTGACTGTGGTAATAAAACAGCTACAGCTGTTTTTAAAGGTGAAAATGGTTACTTAAATTATGTAACATTAGAGTATTAAACGAACTTACAAAATTAATAGAAAGCTTACTAAATGATGGTGGAAAGAGACTTTTTCTTAGGGAGAAAGAAAAATAATTGATGCAATAGCATGACATGCTTAATAAATGCATAGTTACTTTTACAGGAGGTAACTATGGGTGGAGCAGCAGGACACATACAACATCCCTATGATAAATATAAAGATCCCCAAGACTTTTTAAAATTTTTTAAAAAATTCATATCAGGTGAAATCGAAGGTACTGAGAAAGTAGACGGCTACAACCTTTTTGTTGGCTTTAACAAAAAAGGTAATGTGGTTGCGGCAAGAAATAAAAACCAAATTCCAATAAAAAGTATAATAGAAAAATTTCCTCTTACACATGGAGCTTATGCTGGTTTTAGTGCGGGTTGGAAAGCAATTAAGTCTAAACTTGAAAATCTATCAAAATCTGATAGAATAAAATATAATTTAATTGACAACTTCTTAAATATAGAAATATTATTCAGTTACATTCCTAACGTAGTACCTTATAGCATGACTACAAATTATATTGTGTTTCATGACTATGCTGGCAATCCTGATAATAGTTGGCAGCCTCAAAACGTTGAGAATGAAAAAGCTTTATTAAAGAAGCTAGCTAATAAATTAAATTCAGTTGCCATTAATAGCTCTGAAATAATATTTGTTGGCAACCCGGGGAAAGTTAAACAAATTAGAAAAGACATCAAATCATACTGGGAGTTTAAAGGACCAATTGATATTACCAAAAAAGATATTAAATCCCAGTTAGTAAACATTGCAAAAGAGTGGCAAAGATATCCTGAAATTTTAAAACTGAAAAGAACAAAGGATAGTACTAAACAACTAGAATTAATGAAAACTATAACAAAAAAAATTGGTTCAGAAGTTTTAAAAGCTATAGTCTCTAAGCTTTCTGAAACTGGCAAGAAAGTTGATGGATATCCTGGAATAGAAGGAATTGTTATAAAACAAGGTGGCGATAAAATAAAAATTACAGGATCATTTTTAAATTATAGTAATCCAGATGATGTTTTTATTTTTGATGCAACAAGAAGCCTTAGAGAATATATACAAAAAGAAGTTTTTGGATTAACAACTATAACATTACGCAGTTTAAAAGATAAATCTTTCAAAGGCTTAAACAATTATATAATAACTAAGAGAAAGAAAAAATATACATATGACATCAACGAACTTTTAGACGATTCTGTAAAAGATAATATATACCAGCTTATAAAAAAAGCTCAACAAGATATTAAAAATATTCTGCCAGATTTAAGAAAAAAAGCAAGAGAATATGACATACATAATATGTTATCACAGTCTTTTATATTGAGTAAATTAAAGGAAGCAGTAGAAAAATCTACTATATTAGAAGAAATTCTACATGCTTATGCAAAAATATTTTATAATATTAAGAAGAGGAGTTAACATGAACAAGAGAATCAAATTTAGAGGAAGACGTAGCAATAAAGCAATCAAAAGACAACTTAAACAAGATAAAGAAACAAGGATAAGCTATAGAAAAAAGAAATGAAACCAGGCGATTTAATTAAATATCCAGATACAGTTAGTAAAGATGAAATTGCTATATATTTAGGAGAAAGAGTTGGTGTGCTTAAAATGATGCAAGTTATACCAATCGCAACAATATATTCTCCTCAATATTATAAAGACCGCACTGTTGAAGAAAAAGTTGAATATTACACCGACTATAAAAAAATACTAATTCAAAGCTTACTGCGACATAGAGGCGAAGCGGTAGTTTCCCCAAAAGAAGTTTGTTTCCATAAATTTTTTGAAACAAATTTACCAAGATTAGTCATAGAAAAAATATTTAATATATAACCTCACATAATTTATATTAATGAAATTCTTAAAAATATTAATTGCAAATATTTTAGCAATATATATCGAGTATAATTTTAAAAGTGTGCTAATTGGGACACTTATAGGTTATATAATATTATTAATTATATTTAATATAATAGGGAGTTAATATGAATTTAGAAAAATTTAGAAACAAATTAATAGTGTTAGAAGGTGGTGATGCATGTGGTAAAACTACAGTCGCAAAAATGCTAGTAGATTATCTTAATAAAAATAATATTTCTACAATATTTACATTTCAACCAGGTGATCCCAATTATGGGCTACATGGACAACTGTTTAGAAGTATGTGTAAAGACAAAAGATGGAATCTGCATTCTCTTACCAATTTCTTTATTTTCTTTGCTGACAAAGTAGAGCAAGCGGATAAAATAATTGAACCAGCTCTCAAAGCTGGCAAAACAGTTGTCAGTGACAGGTGGTGGCATAGTACATATGCATATCAATTTTGTGGTAAAGAAATAGTAGAAAAATATAATATGCCAGAAGTTGTAGGCATGTGGTTAAATAAATTTTCTGTTCTTGGTCTAGATCCAGATGTTGTATTTTACTTCCATCAACAAATAGAAAAACATAACAGAGAAGAATATAAGAATGACCTTTTTGATGCTGAAGCAGAAGAATTCAAAAAGAGAGTGCATGATGGCTATGAAGCGCTTGCTGAATTACCCAATGTATGTAGAGTTGATAAGGGAGATAGTGCAGAAGAAACTTTACAAAATTTGCTTTTAATAGATTTTTAAAGCAAGTTAACTATATGATAAAAAAAGGTGATATAGTATATACTATATTTTTTATTAATAATACTGAAATTTCATATATTAACAAACAAAAAGTTTTAAGATTAAGTGTTAGTAGTAATTATTTATGTTATGGAAAAGTTTTAAAGACTTACTATAAATCACCTAAATGTGGTATTGATTATTTTATAGTTTTTGACACAAGTTTTACGTCATTAAGCTCTTTAATAAAATTTTTAATTAAAAGAATATTTTCTGAAAATGAAGATAAAATAAATCTACTTGAAGCTCTAGAGATAAAAAAGATAAAATATTCTGGCACTAGAAAGAATTATAAAATACATGACTCAAATCCAAATGTTTTAATTATAGACAAAGAATATAATGTTGATGGCCATGGTGAAAGTGTATTAGGAATCAATTTAAACTATTTAGACAAACTCAGCAAAGCTGATAAAAAAGCTCTTATTAGAGATGTAAACAAATTAGACAATTCAATACTCAAGATTAGCGGCATAAAAGCCTGGCTGCGTAGTATATTCAGTATAGGTGATTATGATTTATCAACTGATGAAAAAATCAAAAGATACAAAGAATTAATAAAGAAATTCCCTATATTGAAAAAAGTTATTAGACGATATAAATATGAAGGAATTAGTAAATGGAAGAAATAAATGAAGCAGGTATTGATTTAGAAGATCTTCCTAACAAACCGGGGAATTGGTATATTACTTGGCATTGCAGAAAAGACTATAGTGAAATTGGGGAATGGTATTGCAGCATCAGTTGTAATAGTCGCAAAGCTGTTACAGGATGGAAAAACGGCAGACCGCATGGTAGATGGATTAAATGGAACAAAAATGGAAAAATGATGTCATATGTAGAATATAATCTTGGAAGAGCAAATGGGATTAAAAAAGAATGGTCAGATGATAAATTAATCATTGACCAAATATGGGAAGATGGTTTACTTATTAAAGATAATTTAAAAGAAAAAGAAAATGCATGACATAACTAAGAAAATATTACTAACTATAAAACATGAAACTATAAGATGGTTATTCGGTATAATTCCAACATCGCTTGGCAATCTAATAGAAGTAAAAGATAAAATGTTGATCAAAGCATTAAGTAAGTATGTTCGAGCTAAAGTTGTTGACGCATCTATATACATGAGAGAAGATCATGAATTTTTCTTAGTACTTTTTGATGATGAAGATTTAAAGTATTACATAGAATACCAAGATGGCGGCATCACTGGCGATCCAGAAATAGTTGAGGATTAATATGAATGAAGCAATAGAATTAATTAATAAATTAGGAATGAAAGTTAAACAATCTGAAATCTTAAATAAGAGAGAACTCAATGAATGGCTTGGTGAATCAGTGTTAGATCCCATAAGAGAAAAGTTAGATCTAGATGTGTGGACTAAAGATGAAGAACATATGCAACCGAAACATAGAAAATTTATACTTGATAACCTTGAAAAATGGCTAAAGAAAATGGAAGTAGACAAAGAGCCCACTAAGATCTCAGTAATTGGTTCTATTACAACATTTCAATATTCAGAAAATGCTGACATTGATGTTAATGTGGTAATTGATTTAACAGATGAAGAGTTTAAAGAATTGAAAAAATTTCTTCCCAATGGTAAAAATTTACCTGGAACTAAACACCCTATAAATTATTATGTTGACAAAAAAGCAGAAGCCAATTTAAAAGATAGACCTTCTATATATGATTTAAAAAATGATAAATGGGAAAAGAAACCAGAAACAAAAGATATTAAAATTCCATATGCTTATGTTATGGAAATAGCAAAATTCTTTATGGCTGGTGTTGACAATAGAATAAGTGAATACGAAAGGGATAAACATGAATTAGAATTGTATAAATCATATTTAGAAGATGCGTCTGTTAAGATTGATTCAGACGAACTACAAGCTGCTATTTCAATAAAAGAATCTGAGATATTAGCAGATTTAGATGCATTATATATTGCTCTTAAATTAGTAAAGGGTTTTCGTGGTAAAGCATATGAAAAAGATTATGAACCAGACTTTCTTATTTCTGTTGAAATTCAAGATGCTGATTTTTCTGTTAATAATTTAGTATATAAAACTATCGAAAGATTTGGCTATTTAGATAAATTACAAAAATACAAAAAGATCAGAGAAAAATATAAATGACTATAGAACAAATAAAGAAAAAATTAAATTTAGATCAAATTTATAATTTCCAAGAAGGCAGAGTAGCAGTCGGGAAAAACAACAAATGGGGTCATGTTGATCTTGATGGCAATATAACAACGCCTATAATTTATGATGGTGTTGGTCATTTCCAAGAAGGTAGAGCTTGGGTTGAGAAAAATGATAAAGAAGGTCATGTTGATCTTGATGGCAAAATAACAACGCCTATAATTTATGACTATACTGGCGATTTCCAAGATGGCAAAGCTTGGGTCCAGAAAAATGGCAAATATGGTTTTGTTGATCTTGATGGCAAAATAACAACGCCTATAATTTATGATGATGTTGATCATTTCTATAAGGGTAGAGCTTGGGTTAAAATCAAAAATTTTGAATTTAATATAAATAAAAATGGATATCCATTTGAACACAAAGATTTTTATAAATTGATAAAAGGTTTGTTTAAATGACTAAAGAACAAATAAAGAAAAAATTAAATTTAGATAAAATTTATAATTTCCAAGAAGGCAGAGCAGCAGTTGAGAAAAACAACAAATGGGGTCATGTTGATCTTGATGGTAAAGTAACAACGCCAATAGTTTATGAATATGTTAGTTCTTTCAAAGAAGGTAGAGCTTGGGTCCAGAAAAATGGCAAATGGGGCCATGTTGATCTTGATGGTAAAGTGGTAGTGCTTATAATTTATGATGAGGTTGGCTATTTCTCTAGAGGAGGTAGAGCTTGGGTTGAAATTAATAGTATAGAATTTAATATAAATAAAAATGGCTATCCGTTAAAACATAAAGATTTTTATAAATTGATAAAAGGTTTGTTTAAATGAAAGAATATATTTCATATAAAGGATTTTGAAAGAAGAATGTATCATATAGAAGAAAATAAAAATCTAATATCACGTTTATCAAAAGAATTAATACGGAACTTATTCAAATGAAATATGTAGAATGGCAAACTGGAGATTACATTAAACCTGTGTGGGGAATTAAGATCAACAAGCAATATATAATATTCAATGAAAATCTTGATAAGATTTTTAGATGGTCTATGCTATGGGATGGAAGTGAAAGTGGTTATTGGAAAAGAAAAGAAATAAGTGAAGATGAAACCAGTAATGCAATGCATGTTTTAATTAAAGGAGTTTTTTAAATGTATTATGCATGGCTTGGTAAAAAATCTGGCACTTTTGTTATTGAAGAAATAGAAATTGTTTCAGAAAAAGAAGTTCCATCTGATAAACATATACGAATTATTGTATACAAAAAACCACTCTTTCAAAATAATAAAAGCTCTTTTATAAGTTTAAATACAGAAGTCATAGTAGAAAAAAAACATATATTTAAAACTCTGCAAGAAGCTAAGTATTTCATTGTAAAAGAAACTTTTAATTCTACAAGATAAACTTATATATTTAGGAAGAAGAAATGATATTGAATGATATATTAGAACAATTTACAGATAAAGATTTTAATCCAAATTCATTTGAGTATCGCGAAGAAGATATTCGTGATGCTATATTAAATGAGAAACCATACATTAAATTAAAAGAGATTTTTAAACCAGATTTTTGGCCAAAAATTGAAAGATGGCTAAATAATGAGTTAAAAAATATTAAAGTTGATGAAGAAGAAATTAATCGTCCTGGCGGTGAATTAAAAGCAAAGTTAGAAAAATATTTAGAAGCTGATACTGATCGTTATGATGATAATGTAGAGACTTTAGGTCGTGAAATTATTAACGTATATAATAAATGGAATCAAAAAGAAATAAAAGACATGGACTTACCAGGATCACGCTTTAAATCAACTAAAAAAGGAGAATAAAATGGGTAGAAAAAATAAACCTAGTGAAACAGAACAACTAAATCAGAAGCTTGGTGATGCATTAGGAATGCCAATTGTACAGCAAGAAGAACCACCAAAGGGAAACACAGAGTTCGCCATAGACAAAGAAAAAGGTAAAAAATAAATGGAATTAGAGCTCAATGAAGTAATTGTAAAACTTATCGACATGGTGGGTGTTGGCAATTTTATACTTATTATTGTGTCAATGGCATTAGTAGTTAATTTGCCGACAATAATAACAAAGATAGTAGGATTATTTACATCTAATAAAAAAGAAAAAGACTTACAACGTGTTGCTGGCTTCATTGAGACTAAATTAAAAGATCTTGATGATCGTTCGAAAGATATTGAAAAAGACGTGACCGACATTGAAAACACATTAAAACATAATACTGAAGAAGTCAAAGAATTAAGAACTGATTTAAAATCAGTAAATACTGAAAGACGTGAAGAAAACATGATGATTATAGATACTATGGAAAACATGCTAAATTCTATATTATCAATAAAAAATGTTATGAAAAATGTAATGAATGAAGAAGACGCAACGAGGTTAGTATCTTATTTGCTTGGAATATTTAACAATTTTTCAACTAGTTTATTCTCAAAGACAATGAATGCGATAGAATCTTTTGAAAATATTGAAGATGAAGATCTTAATCAAAAAACATTAAAAAATGAAATAGATTCTTGTTGGTCAGATTTAAAAATTGAAATTGCAAGATTTAACACACCAATAAAATTAAAACCTTTTCTTGATTCATATGATGATACATTTTGGTCAAAAGAAGGTATGTTTAAACAGATAGTTAAACTATCTACATCAAATAGTGATTTACAAATCATAAAAGAGTCAATAAAAAAACAAATTGACATAGGGTTGAGACAATTATTCAATCAAATTTCTGAATCACTAGAGAATAACAGGAGCTAATGAGATTTCATGAAAAAAGACAATTCTACTAAGAAGTGCAAAAAATCAAATCCAACACATTCTAATATAATGAGAAGATTAGAAAATTTGCAAAAGAAAAATGAAGAAATTTTGTCTGATATTTTAGAAAAATCTCCAGAAACAGTTGAAGCAAAGGCATAGTTAATTATAATATTAAAATGCATTTTAATTAAAATGGAGGCGCGTTAATATGAAACTTACAACAGCTGAGAGACATTTAATTGCTCAGATAGTTAACATCAAATTAAATACAGCTACTTTAAGGGAACACATCAGGCTTGAAGCTATATATCAAGCTGCAGACCCAGAAAATGCACCGTTACCTATTCCAATAGATTTTGTAGAAGAATCACAAAAAGAACTATTCTCTAAATATGAAAATCAAAGAGTTGCTGATATTAAAAACAAAGATGATCAAAAAATCATAAGAGATGCAATAACAAAATCTAATGCAGCAAGAGATGTTATATTTCAAAATGATGAAAAACCTGAATTTGAAGCAAAATTTAGTGAAGACGACGTTCAAGTGTTAAAGCAGTTTTATGACACAGATTCACGATCATTCCCAAGACAATATCATAAAGCTATATTAAGTTTAAACTCTAAACTTCATGAAGATCCAAAAGCTAAAGAAGCTAAAGAAGCTAAAGAAGCTAAAGAAGCTAAAAAACCAAAAAAGAAAAAATAATAAACAAACTGAGTAAGGGTCACATATGTGACCTTTTTTGTGTGCATTAAAATTCATAATTTCCTTAGCTTTGTGTTAACATATCTTAAGATAATTAAAATATGTAATTTTTGGAGGCAAAATAATGGCCGGTGTTACTATGGCTCAATTAAAAGAATTATTGACCAATAAAAAAGAAGATAGCAAAGAAGAAAATATAAAGGGAAATATAAAAAGCAAAGCTTATAAAGGTACTAAATTGATTATTGTAAGCATAGTAGTTTTCTTGGCAATAATTGGCTTTCTTGGTTCTACACATTGGGGAATATTTGCAGAATTTAGCATGGATGATTTTACACAATTTATTAAATCATATGCAGGAATATTTATGATGCTTACAGGTATGATTGGGACTGGCGGAGCTGTTAAAAATGGCATTAAAGCTTTAGCAGATTATAAGAAAACTATAGCTGGTGTAGAAGAAACTACTGCTAAAGCAGACGATGGTGAAAGTATAGTAAAGGGAAATAAATAATGTCAAGTTATCCTTATACATATTATGACATGCCAATTGATTATCCAGATTTTATAGGGAAAGAAGATATAAGACGCGCTGGTATTGAAGGTGAAAATGATGAAGCACATCTTGTACCTTCTACGCTAAATAATACAATAGAATTTAGCTCAAACAAATCTGGAAAGAGTAATAATAGTATTTCTGGAATAACAAAAAGTGGGAAGAGGAATAATTTAATATGAAATCAATAGGAATAATATTTATCGTTATAGCATTTGTAGCTGGCAGTGGGTTAGTATATATTTTTAACAAATTGAAAAGAAACAAAAAAACTGACGAAGCCAACAGATTAGTTGGAGAAAGTAATGCTAATGACGAACAAAGAGCTAAAATTAAATCAAAAATTGAAGAGCGCATAAAAGAGAATGATAAACTAAGAGAAGAGTTGAAGGACAAGCTAAAATGAAAAAAATAATAATTGTTTTATTGTTCTTCTTTTCTATGTTTATAGTATATACCGATGACATTTCTGATGCATTAGAAGAAAGCAATAAATTGTTGTCTGAAGCCAGTATAAAAATTGAGCAGTTAGAAAATCGCATTAAACAACTAGAAGAAGAGTTGCAAGCTAGTAATTCACTTATTGAAAAAGCTGATAAAGCGCTACTTGAAAACAATAAAACGTTAAAAGCAGCAAACGAACGAATTGATAAAGATCAAGAAGAAATTGTTAAATTAAGAAATATGATAGGGGAATTAATTGATGCTGGTGTAGAGATTACAACTTATCACTGGAATATAATGTTTACTGGTGGATATCCAACAAACACAGGCCTTATGGTAGCATACAATTTCCACTTTTTTCCATCTATTGGGGTAGTAACTGGATTTACATATAATTGGGATGAGCACAAGCCTCTTATGTTGTTTGGAATCAAGATAAATCTAAAGTAATTAGGGAGTACTATAATGAGTGAAAAATTAGACAAAGTACTTAACAATATCTTTGAAGAAAAAAAAGAAAAGAAAAAAGCTAAGACTAACAAAAAGAAAGATGGTGCTTTAGGAGATGTGGCTCCTATTGCTCTACAAGTTGGTTTCCCAGAGGTGCAAAAAACTGATATAAAACAAGATTTGAAAGACCAAGAATCTTGTGACATGCAGATGGAACCTATGGATAAAATAGCAACACAGATACAACACTTATTCATAAGTGGTGACTTTGATCAAGCTAATCAGTTAATCAAACAATACAGTATTAGTTATACTAAAGGACAACCTAAGTTTTCTTGGCATCATTTGCAACTATTGATGGATTGGGTACGCAGCATATATAAATATACAAATATGAAAGATCTTAGCAAAAACTATTATGATTATCAAATGAAACAAGAAATTGAAGGTGCTAAAGATCTTACTAAAGCAGCAGTAAAAGAAGCGACTATTGATAAGTTTGTAGAAGATGTTGAAAAAGTTTTAAAGAAAAAACTTAAAGCACATTAATATATTTTAGTGAGTTAATATGAATAAAACTAAACAAAATCTCATCAATAAATTACCAGGTAATGTGAGTTCTAACAAGCGTGACTATAATATTGCATTAGAAAACTATCTTAGAGAAAAGGTTGCAAAATCAACTAAGCAAAGTGAAGCACATAACAATAAAATTAAAGAAATAGAAAAGTGGACTTCTCGCAGAACAAAGATAGCAACAAAGAATACACTTAGAGATAAAACATGTGACAAATGTGAGCACCATTTATATTGTAAATTAGCAAATAATAAATTCTTTTCATGCTATCTGTTCAAAGCAATTTCATATAAAGGAAAAATTTTATTGCAGCGAGTATATTATAGTAAAGACGTTTAATCTTCAAGGAAGGAGTAAATATTATGTCAAAAGACGAAAAAATAAAAATACCTGATCCATTCAAAATAGATATGGATTTTACTTTATTTGCGGCAATTAAATACAATAGAAGCTTAAAAGACTATAAACATGAGTATGACACAAGAGAATTTACAAATTTTAAAAGATTGTTTAAAGAATTTTTAAAGAAGTTAAATGAAAACAATCCAACAGCTTTTTCAGATTTATCAACACTGATGTCTATGTGGGGTTATCATAGAAAATATTGTGGTATGTGTGGTAGACCTGTCATAGGAAAAGTTTATAGAATGCAAGGTGGAAAGATTGTATGTGTCACATGTTATGGATCTTATAAAATAACTGAAAAGTTATTTGAAAAAGATGCTGATGAAGAAATAAAAGAAAAAGCAAGTGAAAAAACACTTGAACAAATTGATGTTGAAAATCTTCTTGAAACTAAATCCGAAAATGCAACAACTAAGTAGCAAATTCGCATAATTAATTATAAAAGATTATTTAAAAATGGAGGTGTCTCCAATGAAAAAAACTTATCGAGTAGATAAAGTACTTGAAAGGAATTTAAATGAACAAGATCCCTTTCCCGAAGAAATAGATGATGAAGAAGATGAAGAACAAAAAAAGGGAAAACAAGAAAAATCTAAACAAGAAAAAGAGAAAGAAAAAGAACAAAAAGATATAAGCGATGTTGATAAAACTGATATGGAAGATGATGAAGATTCAGAAACAGTAGAAGATGAAGAAGTTGCTGTTTCTATTACAATGAATGCAGATGCAGCTAGTGGAGGACAAATTAAACTAGTGCCATTCAAAAAATTAAGTTCGCTAGTTTCTATAGAATCAATTCTTAGGTTGTTCAACATAGATCCTGAAAATATTGATGAGGGATTTAAAGACAGATTAGAAATTTCTATCAAATCTCCAATAACAGATTTTAAAGATGAAGAATATATAATTAGATTGATGGATATGATAGGAGAAATTTCTATACAAAAAGAAGGCTTTAGCAAAACACTAACTAAAAAATCAGCACCTAATACTAATCTTCAGCAAGCAGTTACTCAGCAAATTGGTACACCTGGAGAAGAAGGATCTGCTGAGATCGGTAGTGAAGAAGAAACTAAACCAGAAAAAGCTATAAATTTAGATTATCTGCCAGATCTGAATTATGACTTTAAAAAGTCTGTTAAGAATGAATTCTTTGACAGAATTCTTTCGTCACAACAATAGTGGCAAAAAATAAAAAGACGCCGAAAGTACCAAAAAATTATTATTTTATTGAACATGAGACGGCGCCTTTAATTCTAGAATGGCAGACAATATATTTAACACAGAAAGATTTAGAAAACAAAATAGAAGAAAATGACAATGAAAAAGAGTTAGAAAAATTAAGATTAGATTTAAAAAAAGTTATTAAAACATCTAAAGAATACTTAGAAAAAATAATGGAACCAGTTTGTAAAATTATCAAAGGAGTAATCTTTCAGCATCAATTTCATAAAAAAGAAAAATATGATACATGCTTTCAAATTGCAGTTGAAGCATGCATGAAAGCATTAAGAAGGTTTAATCCAGAACAGGGTACTGCTTTTAATTATTTAAGCTTAGCCGCAAAAAAATCTATCTTTTATTATTTGATAAAAAGAAACAAGAAAAAAGCATTATCTCTAGAATATGAATACTTAGGAGATGATAATTTAAAACTTAAAAATCTAATCAAACAAGAAGAAAAAATCTTAAGAAATTTGGAGATAGAAAATATAATTGATACAATATTTAATCTGATTTATGAAAATAATCAACAAGAAAGTTTGATTAATGTAACAAAAGAATTAAAAGATTATTTATTTTATCGTCAAGGTATATATGAAAAAAAAGATTTTTTCAAATGGGCAAAAGCAGATGGAATAAGCTCTAATCTTTTGCGTAAATTTGTAAAGTTTTTAAAAGAACATAAAGATGAATTGTATAAAGAAGTTGGCGTATACTAATCGAAAGCTAACTATATATGAAGAAAGTATATATAAAAAAGAAAGCTGATGATACATTTACAAAATACATTGCCATAAGAAAAAGCAAATATGTTCAGAAACAAGGTATTTATAAATTAGTACGAGTTGATAAAGCGCTGATTGGTAAATCATGGGATACTTCTAAATGGGCTAGAAATATAATAGATAGATTAGATATCTTAGATGATAAAACTACAGATTATATACCAACTTCAAATGAAGCACATGATATAATAAAATCATTATTTGAGGGGTATAAAGATGAAACTTAATGAATTTTTAAATGAAGCTAGAGGAAGTGGCTCATTCGACTATAGATTTTGGTTTTGGGCAAAAAAAGGCAGCCAATATGGTTTTGGTTATGCCAGACAAAATATCAAAGTAGACATAGAAAAACTAAATGCTCCTGCAGGAGAAGGTTCATCTGAGTTTGAAAAAATGCTTCATCCAACAGTACGCCAAGCAGTAGACGCATTAAACCAAATACAAAAAGCAAAAGAAGTAGAACAGAGTGATGAAGAGTATGAAGTAGTTGAAAAGAAAATAAAAGCAAATACTAAACGAATACAAGGAGTTGCTGATTTATTTAGCTCACCTATTGTAATACATTGGTTAACAGATGATAAACCAACTCTTGTTACAATACCACATTATAAGGATGGTGACGTAACAGATAGCGCTGGAAAACAAATTAAAGTTTTAGAAATCTTCAGAGATCCCGAAACTAGAGAATTTGTAACACACCATATTGATTGGAGCAAAGTAAATATAAATGATGAAAAGACTGGTGATACTCTAAATACTATTATGAGTAAATTCATACAAACAGTATTTGAAAGCGAGAGCAAAGGTAGCAAAAGAAAAGTTGCAAGATCAGCAGGACTTGAACAAATGAAAGATTTAAAATTTAAAACTGGTGATGTCGAAGTAATATCTTTTAAATCTGCAGATTATAATTTGTTACCAAAAGATCTAATTGGTTCTAAAAAAATTATTGGCAAAATTAATGATATAAAAAAGAATTTTCAGAAGTTATTGCAAAAAGCAAGAGCTGCATTTTAAATGAATCGTTTAATGCTTAAGCATCCAAACAAAGACATGTATGCATTCTTTCTAAGCAAACTATATGATAAAGCTATCTTTATGTTTTATAACTCTAGAAAGAAAGCAATTTATTATGGTACTGAAGTTGTTAAAGGTGTTTATAAAGAACAAGTAAATGATTGCCTTCTGAGATGAAGCATGAGATTTTTAAGTGGTATTTTAAATGAATATTCATAGAATGTATAAAAAACAAGAAGAAGAATCATATGCATTCATTTTAAAAAAAGATGAAAAAAATGCTTATCGCTGGTTGTTTTATGAGGGGGGAGGGATTTGCTTTTTGAAAAATATGCCAATTCATCCAATTACTAAAGTATATTCAGTAAAAGTGAATGATTTGCCGACTGAAATGAAACATGAAATTTTTAAGTGGTACTTTAACAAATAATTATTTTAGGGAGTTAATATGAAAAAAGAATACAGCGCACATGAAAAGAAGATATTGAATCGTGTAAAAGACAAGATAAAGTTATCAGGCTCGCAGTGGCGTGCTTTATTAGAAGACATGAAAAATGGTGAAATTAAACGCGTTATATGTTTTAAATATAACATTCCACTAAAATATTATAAGTGGGTAAAAAGAATAGTTGGAGAAATGTAACTATGAATACGAAATTAACTGTAAAAAAAAGTGGTGATACTAATTTTGTACCAGTGAAATATGCTGTTATAGAAATGGCAATTGGTGCAGACGCTGCTAATACAAATGTTGTAATACAAGTTATGAAACCTGGATTTGATACAGAAGCTAATTATAATAAATGGAAATCTACTTGGCATGGTGATGAATCTTCATTGGTTGGTAGAGATCCAATTGGAATAGTTGGAACTATTGGTGCTCTTGAAGTTGTTGCATTAAATACATTAGTTGCTTACACAGTTGCGACACCAAGTATGGATCAATAATGAAATGGTTGGCTTACGTTGGTAAAGATATTCTAAACAATCTAGAATTAGGGTTTGGTCCAATTTCAAGTTTGCACTCTGGGAATAGATCTGGTCGTTATGAAATTAACATAATACCAAATACTGGTGTATATTATCGTCAGAATCGTGTAAAAGTTACAACTAATAGTAGGTCTAATCTTTGGTATGGGATGAAAGACAATAATATTTATGAAGATAAACATAAAGCTTTAGAATATTTGTTTACGGAATTATTTAAATGAAGAAAGGTGATATAGTATATTCATTTGGTAATACTGATAGAACTGGTAAGCCAGAATCAATCATTATTTCTAAGTTCATAAAAGAGATTGATAATACTTTTTCAACTGTTATAACATTAAAAATAGTTGGCGAAAAATTACCAAGAATTCCAATTGGTAAAAAGAGAGAAACTATTAGCCATGAATTAAAAGATAAATATAAATTGATAAAGTTTTTATTTTGGTATCTGGACAGAAAAAAATGAGTAAAGATTTAGAAAAAAAGAATAACAAAGAATTAATCTTAATAGATGAAACAGCTCAAAAAGTTATTAATTATTCAGAAGATGATAGACGGAAAGCAGATGATCTATATACTTATTATAAAAGTTTAATTGAAGCTGGAGATAAAAAAGGTGAGACTAGAGAAGGTCTTGCTAAAGCTTTAGAATTAAGAGAAAAATCAGTACAGAATTTGATAGAAATATTAAAAATAAAAGCTAAAGTGATAGAAAAGAAAATACTAGCAGAGTCTAGAAAAAATAATCCAATAGATAATTTGAGGAATGTTGGTTCTGATAATAGTAATTTAATTAATGAAATAGAGGATATATAATTATTAAAATAGGTGATAAAGACATGGATGATAAAGAAGTCAATGAACTAAAATTTTCAATGTATTCTCAGAGACCAGAATCAGATCTTTCAAAAGATTTCTTAGATGAATGTTTGGGAATTTTAGATAATATTGAAGACAGTAAAAACACAGATTGCGTTAATTGGAAAGAAAGAGCAAAAATGGATGAGGCCACTAAAAGAAGTGGAAATATGTTATATGATGCTGAAAGTAATTCTGATACTTATAAAATATTAAACAGTGATTATGATGTTGCGTCTAACTCTAATTCTAAAAAAAGCAAACCAAATGTAAAAGAAGCTAAACCAGCAAATGAAAAAGAAGAAGCTTTAATGAATGGTTTAGCAGATATAATGGGACAAATTGAAAAATTAGATGAAGCAGAAGTACAGCTTAAAGAATCTAAAAAGAAAGAGGTCAAAAAAGATGGCTAATATCAACTATGATGATTTTGAAGAACAAATAAAGTTTATCGAAAATGGCAAGCATCTTAATGAATTAGAGATGACTGGTGTTGCAAATGTAAATCCAGCATTGATAACTCGCAAGCAACAATTAGAAAAAAAGCTAGCTAATTTAGAAAAAGAAAAAGCTAAAGTCACAGATGACTTGGCCGAAGTAGACAAAGCAATTGCTTTAGAGAAAGCTGCTAAAACAACAGGTGTTTAACAAAGATGATATGGATAAAGAAGAAATTCTTGCTAGTTTGCAAAACAAAATCGATGAATATACTCTCCCCGAAAAATTAGAAAACATACCGCTTTCTGGTGTAATAGTAACAACAAAATATAATGATGGCACAACTGAAAAAGTTGACAAAGTTGCAGAATTTTATTTATGCAAAAAACATTTTGTTTATTTTGCAGACAGATATGGTTTGTATAAAGATCAGAAAAATAAAAGAATATTTGCATTTAAATTACATGATTTCCAAAGAAATTTAATAGCTCCTGGATTTTTAAATAATAGATTTATTATATTTAGAAAAGCTAGACAAGTTGGTATTTCAGTTATTTCTGGAATTTATGCAGTTTGGATATCTAACTTTAATATAGCGCAAGAAATTCTTATAGTATCAAAAGGTAAAGCTGATGCGCAAAAGTTCAAAGCAAAAGCAATGCTTACTTATGATGCATTGCCAAATTTTTTAAAATGTAGAGCAACTAGAGATGGTCAAAATATGACTACTCTCAAATTAACTAATCATTCAGAAATTATAGTACGAGCTCAATCACCAGACTCTGGACGTGGGGGCACTTGGTCTTTAGTAATATTAGATGAAGCAGCATTCATGCCTTATGCGGAAGAGATATGGGATTCAATATTTCCAGCACTAAGCGAATCTGATGGACAAGCAATTGTAATTTCTACAAGTAATGGAGTTGGCAATTGGTATCATAAAAAATGGGTCGAAGCTGAAGAAGAAGAAAATGATTTTTATCCTATTTATATTCCATGGTGGAAATTTCCAAATAGAGATAATCCATGGCTTAAAAAAATAGAAATTGGAGATTATAATTGGATTGCTAATGAACTAGGTGAAAAGAAATGTAAAGAAATACGTAGAAAAATTACAAAAGATGCATTAGAAAGTGGTGAATTTGCTATATATAACAAGAGATTGTTAGAAGCTTTCATTAATGGAAAAGAAGAAGAAGCTCTTTCATATGAAGGACCAAGAGAAAATAAACCATGGCTAAAAATACAACATGACAACGCATCTTCAGTTAGAAAATTTAATCAAGAGATTTTAGCTAAATTTTTAGGATCTGGAAATACTGTAATTTCTGCAAGAGCTCTAGAAAGACTACAAAATCAAACTACAGAGCCTATATATAAAGATCATTTGAATAAAGAAATACCAATAAAAGGTTTATATATATTTCAAGAACCACAAGAAGGTATAACGTATACTCTTCTAAGTGATGTCATGTCTGGTTGTGGCACTGATTATAGTACTTTTTTAGTATTTAGAGATGACACTCTAGAACAAGTTGCTGAATATAAAAATCAATTAGACACAAAAGTATTTTCTAAACACATAAAGCAAGTTGCCGAGCATTATCATTATGCTTATGTAGTTATAGAAACAAATCAAGGTATGTCAGTGTTTAATGAATTATTTTTACATGAGACTAAGCCATATTATAATATGTTTTATGAGTTCAAGAGAAAAGCTTATAGAGGATTACATACTGGACCGGCTAACAAGAAATTGATGATTGATGAATTTATGTATTGTTTGGACAATAATATTATTAAAATATATGGCAAAAGAACTTTAGGAGAGTTAGAAGTATATATATGGGATGACAAAGGTAGACCAAAAGCTTCTAAAGGATATAATGATGACTTAGTACTTCCTATAATGTTTTTGGCTTATCTTTTAAAATATGGCAATCAAAAAATGCAAGGGTTGGGTTTTGCAACATCAGATCAGACTATTGGGAAAGAGAAAGATTGGGATTTAGATGAAAAAGAAGAAGAAAAATATAGAAGAGAACAATATGCCATTGAAAGAGTAAAAGATAATTATGGAGTAGATTGGGAAACATATAAGGAGCTTATAAAATAAAATGTTTGCTTGGAAAGATATAAAATTAAAAACTATTGACTCTAAACGTGGTTATTATAAAGCTTCTTTTGAATCGTTTGAACTTGTAGCATTTAGTAGTAGGTGGATGAATAGAATTTGGTGGGAGTTGAGATTACAAATAAAAGATAAAAAATTTAATGTACCCCATAAAACTATATATCCCAGAGAAAAAGGATTCAGAGATTCTATAGCAAAATATTTTAATAATCAACCTGATAAGATAATACGCCACATTTTCGGTGAAGAAAGTCAAGATAAATAATAATACTTAAGGAGAACACTATGGCTGAGAAAATGACATTACACAGTTTCTTCAAAAATTTAAATTATTCAATCAATGAAGAGACAAAGAATTATTTGAACAACTTAAGTGAAGTCAATCTCAAACTTTTGATCAAAAGAATATATGAGAACAATGATCTTATAAAGAATGAATTGAATAGACAAGTAAAATTGACTAAATTTAAAACAGTTCAAGATGTAGTTACAAATCTTAATTGCGAAGAAACTCTTGGTTTCATTAGTTGGATGAGTGAGAATATTTTTGGAGCAAATCAAGCTATTGAAGAAGAATTAGAAAAAATACTTACTAAATAATAAATATTGGGGATAATATGCATTTAAATCACAAAGAAAAAGTCGCTTATAGACATACTAAAGTATGGAAAGAAAAGCGACTAGCTGTGTTGAAGCGAGATGGTAACATTTGCCAATTATGTAATAGGAAATTAAGTTCAAAAAAATTACATGTCCACCATATAGATGAGGATAAATACAAAGACATTGATGAGATTGAATATTTAGTAACTTTATGTAAAGCTTGTCATCGTCAATTTATCGAAAGATGGATAGTAAAATTAAGAAGTAAATCATATAAACCAAATAAATATACTTTGCTTATTGAGCAAATAGTTAAAGAGTTTACGGTTGAATTAGATAGAGAGAAAACAAATGGCTAGAAGAAAAAATTCAGTAAACATTTCGCAAAGAGCTGCTGTCATACAAAGTTTTTTTAATAAAATCAATGTAACAAAAATACAAGATTTAGTAAGTGGACAACAGAATGTTGGAACTGAAAATACTTTTAGTATGCAGCGTAGTTCTTTTGAGAGCATTACTTCTATAGATCAAAGTAGAGTACAAAGATATCGTGAATATGAACAGATGTGTTATGTTCCAGAACTTAATGGTGGTTTAGAAATATATGCCGATGATGCTTCATTATATAATACAAATGATGAAGTAATTGAGTCTCTTTCCGACAATAATGAGATAGCTGATAATTTGAGCGACTTATGGTTTAAAGCGTTAGATATGAATGCTAATCTTTGGCACATTATTTATAACACTTGTAAATATGGTGACGCTTTTTATGAAGTAATACCTGATGATTATACAAACCCTAAACGATTAAAATACATGAGATATATACCTCCCCAATATGTTACTAGAGAAGAGAAAGATGGTAATTTAATACAATTTATTGTAAGAATTCCTGCTGAAGACACAAGAAGTAGTAATTATTCATATTATGCAAATGACCAAAATAGTGAAGAAGTTTTTTTAAAACCATGGCAAATTGTTCATTTTAAATTAGATGACAAAGAATTTGAACCATATGGAAAATCTGTTTTAGAAACAGGTAGATTAGCATTTAAACAAATGAAATTAGTTGAAGATGCTATGTTAATCTACAGAATAACTAGAGCCCCTGAGAGAAGAATATTCACTATACCAGTTGGTAACCTTCCATTTAGAGAAGCAATGAGAAAAGTAGAAGATTTTAAACAAAGATATAGAAAAACTCCATGGATTGATCCATTAACAGGTGAAATCAATTATAAAGCAAATCCTATGTGTTTAACTATGGACACTAAGATTGATTTATTAGATGGCAGGACTTTAGAACTACAAGAAATCATAAAGGAATTCGAAGAAGGCAAGGAGCTTTGGACTTATTCAATAGATCGCGAAAATGACAATCAAATAGTTCCAGGAAAAATCGAGTGGGCAGGACCAACTCGAAAAAATGCCGAGCTAGTAGAAGTATTTATAGACAACGAAAAATCTATACGATGTACACCAGATCATAAATTCTTGTTAAGAAATGGTGAATATAAAGAGGCCCAGTACCTAAAAGCAGGTGATTCTTTGATGCCTAAGTACACAAAAGAATCTTCTAAGGGTTATGAAATGGTGTATAATCCTAAAACTAGGAAATATATTCCAACTTATATGGTAGTTGCTAGACACACTCAAGAGAAAAAGTGGAACAGAAGATGGACCAAAAGAACAATACATCACAAAGATTTTAATAAAATAAATAATAATCCAGACAATCTTTTGATATTAGAAAATAAAGATCATGTAGGATTACATGGAGAATTAAGTAAAAGAAATTGGTCTAATCCAAAATATAGAAAAAAGCAATATGAGTCTAGGGTAAAAGCTTGGAGAAATAGTTCAGACGAGAGAAGAAAGCTACAATCAGAATTAATAACTAAATATAATAAAAGCGAAAAGCATAAAAGAGTTACTATAAGTAGAAATAAAAGAATTTGGTCAGACGAGAAAACAAAAGAAAAAATATCTGCTAATATGAGAAAACCAAAATCTACTACTGAAAACATGAAGATTAAATTCGGTGAAAAATTTTGGTCTTTTATTGATAACGCTATTATAAAATTACAAGAACAAAACAAAGTAGTTGAATATCTAAACTCAAACAAAGAATTTATATTTCATTTCAAAACTTTAACGCCAAGAAACAACGAGTCTATTCACAGACACTTGTTAACTAAAGCTTTTAGACAAAAAGGTTATGACGGTTTTGAAGATTATAAGTATACCTTAATTGACGATAATAGATTGTCATATGAAGATATTAAAGACGATCATGAAAATGGTTTGAGTCAAAAAAAGATTGCTAATAAATTTGATGTTTCAAGATCGGTTATCAAAAAGTTGCTCAGAAGAAATCATAAAGTTGTAAAAGTTGTTCGCTTAAATGAACGAGAAGATACAGGCTGTATTACTGTTGCAAAATACCACAACTTTGCAATATCAGATATCATCGTGAGAAATTCTATCAACGATGATTTCTTTTTTCCTAGAAGACCAGATGGTAGTGGTCCAGCAGTTGAAACTTTACCAGGTGGTATGCAATTAAGTGAAATAGATGATGCAAGATTTTTTAAAGAAAAAATTCTTAGAACTATGAGAATTCCGCTTGCTTATTTAACTGGAGAAATGACAGGTGATGTCGCAAAGACTTCATTATCTGCTATGGATACTAATTTTGCTAAAACTATAGAAAGAATTCAAAAGCAGATTATAAAAAGTTTAGAAAAAATAGCGATAATTGAATTAGCATTTAAACGTTTTACAATAGAAGATTTACATGATTTTAGATTAAATCTAACAGTTCCATCAAAGATTTATGAAATGCAAGAGTTAGAGACGTTTAATGCAAAATTGAGTGCTATTCAATCAGCAATAGCACTAGCCGACGTAGAAACAAATAAACCATTTTTACCAAGAGAATGGTTATATAAAAATATAATGAAATTTAATGAAGAAGAAATATCAACTATTAAGCTTATGCAACAAGCTGAAATGGCAGAAAAAGAGGAAGATAAAGCAAGAGCAGAAGCTACTGCCGGAGGCGAAATGGGTGGAGGTATGATGCCAGGAGGAGGTATGCCACTAGGTGGTGGTATGCCACTAGGTGGTGAACTTGGAGCTGGTGAAATGGGAGCTGGCGAAATGGGAGCCGGTGAAATGGGAGCTCTAGAGGTTGCGCCAGGCGGCCCGGCTGCTGCTGGTGGTGAAGCTGGATTAGAAATAGCAAGTAAAATAATTAAAATAGCCGGAAGAGAATTTTTAGTTGAAAATGAGAATGATATTAGAGAAATAATAAAATTTGTTAAAGAATTCAAAGAAAACCAAAAGAACGCTAAAGATAACTTTAGAAAGAGGTCTAAGAAAAAGTTGTATGAAAATAAGTTTGATTTACTTTTCATCCAAGGTGAATTTAAAGGCCTCATAAGACGTGTGAAAAAGAACAAAAATATGCTGAAAGATTAAGACTAGGAGGTCTTCTCTATGGATTTAAAATATAGCCAAATGAGACAACTTACCAATTATAGCAATGATAAGATGGTAAATATTATCAAAACTAAAATTGCTGAATCAGAAAACGCCGCTGTTGCTCTAGTATTTGATGATCAATTAATAATACTTGATGAAGATACAGATGAATTTCATGTTGCTAAATACAAAATCGACAACAGAGCTTTAAAGTTGACAAATTGGGAAAAAGTTAATTTAACTCCTGACAGTGATACTAAATTAGAATCTATTGCTAATAAATATTTCAACCCACTAAATGAAGAAGAAATTACTGTCAAAAATATGTTAGATGCTTTTAATTTGAAGTTTTCTGATGAACCAATTAAGGAGCTAATCAACAATACTCACGTTGAAAAATGCGGTATAGTTTCATCAACACCAAAAATCAAAGCATTAAGAGAAGTCAGAAAAATACGTGGAGAGTTTTCAGATGATATAACTGAATTATTTGAAGATGACAAAATTAAATCTTTGTTAGTTACTATTTCAGAAGATGGTCCAGTACAGAACACAATTTCTAAAATAGACTTTAAAAGACCAGTTTCTGTTGCACTATTTGAATCTTCTTCAAATAAAGTAGTTAATTTATCAAAAGAAAAAGTCAACAAGCAACGTACAAAAAATATCAGAAGCAAAGTTAATAACTTGTGGACGTCACAATCATTCAAAAATGACTTCAGCGATTTGATTAAAGATATGAGTGAATCAGAAGATGTAAAAGAGACATTATCTAAATTTGTAAATCAACACAAAGAAATACTTCTAATTAGTGAAAGTGAATTAGAAGATTTAATTGTAAAAACTACACTTATGATTGGTGAAGCTCAGAATACTGAAGAACTAAGTGATATTTTTAAAGAATATATTAATATCGACGAAGTTCAACAAATGAAAAACGAATATATTAAAAGAAATAAAATCAATGAAGAAAATGAAAAAGAAGATGAAGAAGAAGAAATGCCACCTGAAGGGGAAGAAGAACCTGAGGAAAAAGATGAAAAAGAAAAAGAATCAACAATTGATGAAGATTCAATAAATAAAATCTTAAAAGTTTTAAATAAAATCAAAGAACCCCTTGAAGATAAAACACTTGAAAGTAAATTTGTTAATGCTTTCATACAAAATTTAGAAGATGCAAAAGTCGGATCGATTGGGGAGGGAAAACTAAAAGAAGTTTTAGACTTCTTAAGTGCTATCTATGAAGATGCACAATCTAAAAAAGAGGAGGAATAATTATGGCATATAAATATGAAGAGTATAATGAAACTCTTAAAGAACAACTAGAATTGGCCGGCGTTCCTCTTGAAGAAGCTGAACCAACAGTTGATGTACCTGATGAAACTGATTTAGAAGGTGGTTTTGGAGCTAAAGAAACTCCAGAAGAAAAAGAAGAGCCAGAAAAGGATGAAAATGATGGAGAAATTAATGATGAATGGTCTTCTAAAATAAATAGTAAAGGTGAGTTTAAAATAGAATTTTACAACAATTTTGTTTATGTTTATTACAAAAATAGAAGAAGTCAAAGAATTTCTATAGATCCTAAAGTAAAACCATATAAAAAAATAGTGAGTAAATTCGTAAACAAGATTTTTGATCATATTGAAAAAAAGAGTTAATTATGGAAAAACAATTACCTTTATTACAAGAATATCAAGATTTTAATTATGAAGTACTCATTGAAGATGTTGGCAATAATATTAAGAAGACTTATCTTAAAGGTTTATTCCAACATGCTGGAGTTAAAAATGGTAATGGTAGAAGATATCCTTTTCGTATTTTAGAAAGAGAAGTTAATTCTAATCAAGACAAAATTAAAAATCGACAAATGGTTGGGGAGTTGGATCACCCTGAAGATGGAAAGATTCATTTAGATAGAGTTTCACATGCTATTCTAGAAGCTCAAATGGATTCAGATGGAAGAGTTTTTGGAAAAGCAGAAGTTTTTAATGGACAAGATGAATTAGGTGGCACACCACAAGGTAGGATTCTTGGTTCATTAATTAAGCGAAAAATTAAACTTGGTGTTTCATCAAGAGGCTTCGGTACTACCAGAAGAATTGAAGATGGAACAAATGAAGTTAATGAAGATTTTAAATTAATTACTTGGGATATGGTAGCAGATCCTTCTACACCTAAAGCTTATCCCGAAGCTGTGTATGAAGATAAAACATATACCGAAGATTCTTGGTATAAAGAAGAAGAAGACACAATGTCTTTTTCTGATGTATTAAGTGAGAGTTTGGAAAATTAGGAGGTCAAATAAATGAAAAATATATTGGCTGATATTGAACTTAATGACAAACAAGTTAGAGCCTTCAATGAAGAATTGAATTCTTGGAAAGACAAAAAAACAACACAAATAAAAGAAGAAGTAAAGTCTGAGTATGAAACAGAATATCAAGTCAAAAAAAGAGAACTTGAGGAAGAAAAAGCACAGTTTAAAGCTGAATGTGAGGCAATGGTTGAAGAAATAACAACTAAGATGCAGAAAGTAATGGTTGGTAGATTTACAACAGCTTTAAAAGGACTTTATGATGAATTGAAAGTTCACGCAAGAAAAGATGTATTAAATGATCCTAGAATTCTTGCTCTAGAAGAAGTCAAGAAAGTTTGTTATCCACTAATGGGAGAAGATGTTACTAAAGGATATGTTGATGAACTACAAAATGCTTTAACAATGTTAAATACTAAAGATGAAGAGATTGATAAACTTAAAGCACATTTGAAGTTAAAAGAAATTACATCAGCATTATCTCCAAAGGTAGCAGAAGCTGTCCAAGTATTCGTAAGTGATGCCGGTACACCTGAAGAAGTCGTCGAAAGATACTCAAAATTAAGAAACATAGTAAAAGAAGCTAATGACGAAGATGAAGATGAAGAAGCATCATATGAAGACGAAGATAAAAAAGATAACAAGAAAAAAAAGAAGAAAAAAAGTAAAAAAGAAAAAGATGAAGACGAAGAAGATGATGAAGATGAAGAAGAAGACGACGACGAAGATTTAGAAGAATCTAAAAAGTCTAAAAAAGACAAAGATGAAGAAGATGATGAAGAAGACGACGAAGACGAAGACGAAGATGAAGATGAGGAAGAAGAAGAGGAAGAAGAGGAAGAAGAAGACCTCGAAGAAGACCTCGAAATTAAACCCTCTTTTCATATGAATCGAAAAGGCAATAAAAAAGAAGATTATGTTAACACCCTCAACGAGATGTTAGATCTCGCTGGTGTAGAAAGAGATTAATAATCTTCATAAAAAATAGGAGGAACCTAAATGCTTTTTGATTATAATAGGTTAAGAAAAGAGCAAAGACAAAAAATCATGAGTAAATGGACTCCATTCCTTAAAGGAATTGAAAGTTCTAATTTACGTGAAAATACAGCAATGCTCTTAGAAAATGAAGCACAGTACTTAATGGAAGAACCAGCTGTTCAGGCATCTGATGTAGTTGGTATTCAGAAGATTCTTCTTCCTATAGTAAGACGTGTATTCCCAAATTTGGTAGCAAATAATCTCGTTTCAGTACAGCCACTTGCTGGTCCTACTGGAGTTATTTTCTACTTGAAGTACCAATTCGGTACAACTAAATCCGGCACAACTGCTCTTGATGAATATTCAATGTATTCAGAAAATCCATCTGACACAAGTCAAGGATACAATCCATATTACTCTTCAGATGATGTATTAGTGTCAACTCTTACATTAGATGATACTGCCGACCAATTTTATTTCCAAACTGACACAAACTTCAAAGATGGTATTACTGGAGCTGATTACACAGAAGCTACTAATGCATTATTGAAGAGAGTAAAAATAAGATTTAAGGCTGCTGTTACAGCTACTCCAACAACTTATTCAACATTCTTAATTCAGTATGATGGAAGAGTTGGAAAAAATTACTGGCACATTAAAGAAACTGACAGAGGTGGAACTGGTGTTGCATTGTTTGCTAGCGCTACTTTAGCCGTATTTGGTAATGTAGCCGCTGCAGGTGAATATGATTCTGTTACAGGAAAACTTACAAATTGTGCTGTTACTTATGATGACGCCGGTGGAACAGTTGATAGAATGATATCAGTCGACCCAATTAGTGCAGCTTTCACAGCTGGTTCTTCATTAACAATTACCGGAATTGAAGCATTCTACGCTTACAAACAAGAAGCTACAACAGCTATTCCTGAGATGAAGATTTCTATTTCTCAGTTCCCAGTAACTGTTAAATCAAGAAAGCTTAAATCAACATGGACAAATGAAGCTGAACAAGACTTGAAAGCATACCATGGCTTAAATGCTGATGCTGAGTTAACAGCTCTTGTTGCTAATGAAATGATCGCAGAAATTGATAGGGAGATAGTTAAGAAATGTATGGATATTGTTCCTATTTCTTCTTTCCGCTACATTGACTGGGATGCTGATATTACCAACAACACATCTGGTAACTACTTAGACAGACATCGTCACATGGTTCAGGTTCTTGTTGAGTTATCAAATGAAATTTACAGAAAATCAAAGATTGGTCCAGCTAACTGGATGGTAACATCACCTAAAGTTGTTTCTTATCTTGAAGTTCTTGAAGGATTCATAGGATCTCCTGCTGCTGCACAAGGTGGATTAGGAATTGTCAAAGCTGGTGATTTCCGTGGCAATTTTACAGTTTATAAAGATCCTCTATTCCCAGCTAACAAGATTCTTATGGGACACAAATCACCTAACTCTCCATTCGGCGCTGGTGTTGTATATGCTCCTTATGTTACACAAGTTACACCTACACTCTATGGACCAGAAGATTTCACACCAAGAAAAGGTTTCTTAGCAAGATACGGCTTAATAGAAGTGCCTCTGGGAGACCTTCTTTATGGCTTGGTAAGTATATCTGGACTTCCTGGAAGTGTATAAGATATAGTTAAATAATGATTATTCAAGGCCATCTGAAGATGGCCTTTTTTGTGTCAAAATCTTGCACATATATTCGATAATCGTACTTAGCATACATAAAGGAAAGGAATTATTATGCCAGAATATAAACTAGATAAATACGAAATAGTTAAATACAAATCAAGAGCTGATAATAATATTTTTTCAGGCGGCTTCGGCCGCTTTTTTTGTGTGATAGCGTAATAAGTTTCGACACGGAGATATAATTAAGTATAACGAGGAGGTAAATATGGCAAATTTTAGATCAGCTTTACAGGCTTCAAAAAAGGATAAAACAACTAAACCTAAATCTAATGTTGGAGTAATATCTAATATACCAAACGAGATAGTAGAAAAGGCAAATAAATTCGTTAACCTTAAAAAAGATGAGAAAAGAATTCAAGCTGAAATGAATGAAATATATTCGGATATTGATCAATTTGTAACTAAAGAAAGAGATAAAGATGGCTTTTCAGGTAATTATCATAAATCATATCAAGTTACTGAAGAATTAAAACATGTCCAAAGTAATCGTTTTTCAATTAGTCCTAAAGATAAAGAAAATATAAAAAGAATGTTAGGAGATTCATTTGATGAACTAATTAAAGAAAAATTTACCGTAACTCTTAAAGAAGAAGTTTTTGAAGACGAAAAGAAACAAAAACAGTTGATGGAACTTCTTGGAGATAAATTCGAAGAATTCTTTGAAACAACTTCATCTCTTGTAGTCACAGAAGATTTTGATAAAAATATTTATAAAGTAACAAAGAATCAAAATAGCTTAGATGAAACTAGAGTTTTTATTAAACCCTATAAAGCTGCTTTAAAATAAATTCTTAATAAGGTGGCTATAGTCCACCTTATTTTTTGGGAGGTAATATGCAACTAAATAACTTTACATATTTTTATCCAGAAAAGCCATTTTTAATGTCAATTGAGCAAGATTTATTTAACGAAATAAACAATAATAAAAATTGGATAGCAGAGAAGAAATATAATGGAATAAGATTGCAATTACATTATATTAACGGTCAGTTTATGTTTTGGAATAGACATGGAGCAAAAATAAAATATAATCCAGATTCAAATCTTTTAAAAGAGCTTAATAAAATAGAACTTAGTGGTTATTGGCTATTTGATGGAGAGCTAAGAAATAATAAAATTAAAGGAATTAATAATAAAATAATGATATATGATGTATTTATTGCCAACAATGATTTATTGATAAATAAGCCATTCATTGAGCGGAGGCAAATATTAGAAAGCATCTTTAAAGTTGATGCAGAACCGCTTGGTTTAACGCGTCAATATAATGGGGATTTTAAAGATTTATTTAATAAAGTAATTGTTGAAGAAGAAATTGAGGGTTTAGTTTTTAAAAAGTTAACCGGACTTTTAAAATTAAGTAGAAGAATTGGAAATAAATCTAGTTGGATGTATAAAGTTAGAAAGCCGACAAAAAATTATAGATTTTAAATTATGCTTTCGAAAGATAAACATATGCACTTTAAACAAAATTTTAGTATTAGTGATCTAAAAAAATGGGTTGTAATTGATAGTATATCATAGAGCAAAACATAGTTTAGTTAAACTTATATTCAGGAAACAATAAGTGGAAAAATATAATAAATGGTTCAAACAACCAGGATCAATAATTTATTATTATATGACAAAAGCAAAAAAAGATGGAGCTGGATTAGGAGTTACTGCGCATTATAAAAATAGAGAAGTAACATATTATGATGTCCATTTTAATTTTGATGTTGAAATGGTTTTTGAGAATTGTGAGATGGTCAGAGACAAAAATATAATTAATGCGTTAGAGTCATATTTCTCTCCAAGAAGAGCATGTATTTTGTGGGTATTTTCAGGCCAACATTATTATCACATTTGAGGATATAAATGCATTATTTAGTAGACATACATTATAACACCACACAACAAGAGTATAATATACTATTTGCTAAATGTCATTTCAAAACAATAACTTGGCGTAGCAAAGGTGAAACAAAAGGCACCGATGTATCAATTATTGATGAGACTTATTATAAATCTTCTGGCTATAAGTTTGATGGATATGTTGATGATGATGAAGCATATATAGAAGGTGGAGCCATACATTATGAGATAGACGAAGCCAAATTAGATTTTTTTGAAAGAATTTTTTGGCATGCAAAAATATCTAATAAATTTTCTATAGCAGGCTGAAAATGAATTTACACATTACAATAGATTATGATTATGGAGACGGACAAGCTCACGCAATATTTTGGTTAGATACAAGTACGTATATAAATTTTCAATTTGGAGCAGAGGCAAAAATACAAGATATAGATAGTTGGTATGAAGGCGAGGGCTCACTTTCAAAAGTAAAAATAGATTATAGAACATTCCATATAAGTAAATATTATATTGATTCTGAATATGAAGAAGAAACATTTGAATATGAATTAGAAAACTGGAGAAATGAACCAGAGCATTGCACTACCTTTGACAATGTGCAATTTACTCCACAAATTATAAAAGCTCTTGTAAAGAATAGGAGTGCTATATTTTCATCAATATTTCTTTCTATAGCATAATTATTCTTGATGGATAAAGATGCCACTAAGAATTTACTAAAAGATTATAAATGTGAAGATTGTGTTTTTAGAAAAACAAATTTTCCTTTTAGCAGCAATGGAATCAAGTGTTTTACAAATCAAGGGCCATGTGAACAATTTGCTAAAGATATAAAAATAACAGTTAATTCGCCCATAACTTTTTGGATTGAAGAAACAATAAAAGCAGAAGTAAATAACTCATCATCAGTGGTAATAAAACTAGATCAAATAAATATTGAATCAACGTATAATGTTAGTGTTGGCTCATATAATTTAACTTCTTTTTGTGAATATGGTATTAAAGATGAGTGTGGTAATTACCCTCCTCTTGAATTACTTACAATTTTAGTTCCAATAATTATGAATTCAATTAAGTTTAAAAAAGCTATAATAGAAGGAGTTATAACAATTGAACTCGAAAGAGACTAAAAATTTACTAAAAGATAGAGTATGTAAAGATTGCATAATGTTTTTTAATAAGCCAATACTAAGTTGTAAAGATGGATTATTTTGCACTGCAGAAAATAATACTTGTAAAAATTGGGTATATGATTATATTGTTATAAATACAACTAATGATGATATATATTCTGATCATGGTTATGTTTTTATTCCTGGTGAGACATACTCACTCCGTGAAATAATGGAAGAAAATGATGCTGAGAAAATTATGAAAAGCGAAGAATTAAAAATGCTTATAAATAATGGAGAGATTAAATTGACTCCTGTATATAAGATAAAAAAAGATCTTTGAATTTATTCTTTAATCTTTAAAGTTTAAATGTAAAGATAATATCGATGGAAGAATTAAATAAAGTATTATAGCTTATGGTAAAGCGGCGACAGTCGGCGTTTTATTTTGGAGCTCCAGCTGACATTAAGTCGCAGAAGCCGGAATCATTTCCCGGACATTACTTTTATGCTCTAATTCTACCTATCAGAATTTGTCATAGGGAGGTGAGCTTAGTGTTCATGACCAAGAGGCTAACAACCTCGTTTGCATTTCATAGACAAATTCATCCGAAAGGAGGCAAATTAACATTTCTGATATTACGCCCGTCATTAAGACGGGCTTTTTTATGCGAAAACATGAAATTCTTCCTTTAATTGCATAGATAATTATGAAAACAAAAGTCGCTCGTTGAGGACTTTAATTATTTTATAAGCGATGTCGCATGAGTCGCAAAGGAGAAACATTATGTCTAAAGATCTAACTATTTGGGATGCGTTTGATAACATATTTGATAACTTTGAAAGTTCATTCTATCATATTGAACGTATAATTGAATCATATCCAGGATTCGCAAAATTTTATCCATCTTATCCCCCTACAGATATCTACATAAAGAAAGACAAAACATTAATATTTGAGTTTGCAATTGCTGGGTATCCTGCAGAAAATATCAATTTAGAATGTGTTGGGGATCATCTTACTCTTACTTTAAAAGGTGATGATGTAGAAACTGTTCGTTATATTAAACAAGGTATTAAACATGCAGATGTCACTGCAAAATATGCAATTCCTTCTGACAGATATGATACTTCTAAGCTTGAAGCTAAAATTAATAGTGGAATACTTACAGTTACAATTCCTGCTAAAGAAAAAATAGAACCAACAAAAATTGAAATTAAAAAAGAATAATCGTTAAAGCCAGTACTTAAGTACTGGCTTTTTTGTGCTAAGATAAATGTATGAAAATTAAATTTTTAATTGGTGATAAAAAGTTAATAATAAAAAAGATATTTAAAGAATCTTCTGAAGAGTATGATAAATTTCTTTTACAAAAAAGAGATCTACTACGAGATACCATCTTCGATCTATATGAAGACGGGTTCATTAAAACAATTGGTTATGGATTTGGATTTAGACTGCCAAATAGAGAAGATATATTTGGATGGTTTGAGCCAGAAACAAAAGAGGACATATTAAAAATAATTAATACTATTGAAGAAGAGTTAAAAGAAAAAATATATTTTACAAAGGAGTAAATAATGCTTAAATGTCCAAAATGTGGTGGCACAAACATAGGTCAATATAGAATGTTGACTGGAGCAATATGGTGCGAAGATTGTAAATTTGAAGCTCTAGAAAAAGAAAAAAATAATCCGTTTATTTATGAAGAAACTCGCATCAAATTATATAAAGAAAAAGAAAGATAAATAAAACTATAGTTTTAAAAATGGAGGAAACAAATGGACGATTTGACAAATGTAACTGTTGATAATACTCCTACTAGATTTCCAAGGATTGCAAAACATTTAACTGAAGTTGATCCGGATCAGTTAAATGCATTGGATGCAACTAGCAAGACTTTTTATGATCATTGTTATGATTTTTCTGCAGTGCCTACTAAACCTACTTCATTAGCTGGTGTAGACTCTAGCGAAAAAGAGGTTTGTAAACTAACTGTAACAGCACCTGTAGCTTCAGAATATGCTGTAAAAACTTTACAGGTACTTACTGGAAGTGATGCTGTATTAGAAGTTCAATCATTTACTGTTACTGCTGCTTGTTCAAGTAGTGGTGATTTAACTGTTGATGGAGATACAGTTGCTGTATTAGACACAGATGATGCAGCAGCGGTTGCTGGAAAAATAAGAGCTGCTAGTTTAACTAATTGGACAACTTCTGGAAGTGGAGCAGATGTGATACTAACTGCAAAAACATATGATGACAAAGCAGAAGTTGTATTAAATGCTGGAGGAACTGGAACTACATTCAGTGCAATTTCAGAAGATACTAAAGGAACTACAACAGCAGGAAATATTACTATTACATTAGAAGGACCTGGAGCAGTTACTGTCGCTATTAGTGACGGTGATGATGTCGCAACAGTAGTAGCATCAATTGATGGAGAAACATATACTGGATGGACAACATCAGTTGATGGAGATACTGTAACATTTACTTGTGACACTTATGGACCAAAAACAGGAAGTTTTGTTGACACAGATTCTACGGGAGTCACAGTGGCAACTGGAGATTTAGTGGATGATAATGTTGGAGTTGATGCAAGTGGTAATGTAACAGTAACATTAGACGGTACTCCTTATGTAACTGCTTTGGCAATAGATGATGATACTGTTGAAAAAGTTGCAACTGCAATTGGAGCAACAAGCTATGGAGCCGGATGGAGTGCTGGAGTAGTAGGAGATGTAGTTACTTTCACTGCTGTTGGATATGGTGACGCATCACCAGATATATCTTTTGCAGATACTGACACAACTGGAGCAGCTGGAACAACATCTGTTGAAACACAAGGTCTTAATCAAGTTACTGTTACTTGGACAGATGTAGGACCTGCTTCAGATTCTTATAAAGTATATTATAAAACTAGTGCGGCTGGGACAGAAACACAAGCAGATATATTAGGCGAAACAGAATTTACTGGAACTAAAAATCCACTTGGTACTGATATACCAGCGGCAGCAACAAAGATAGGTTTTGTAGTAGCTGGAGTTAATGAAGTTGGAACTGGAGAGTATACTGATCCTGTTTTTGTAGATATAGTATAATCTTTAATTTAGTAAATAAGAGGGCTAGTCAACTAGCCCTTTTTTGTGTTAGTCAACGATTTCATATGGGACTTGTTTATCAAATTTTAAAGTAGGAATATCAAAATAAATTATAAAACTAAAACCATAAACATTATCTATATCTTTTAATGGTATGTCGATATTTATATAAAGACTGTTATCATCTTCAATATAGTCTTCAATATATATGATGGCGGTAGGAGATTCTTTTGATAATTTAAAGCCTTCATCTTTTATGAAAGGAATTAAATCTTGAGGAGCTAAATAATTCCAGAAATTTTTCAATTTAATCTCTTGGTCTTCATAATATTCCGGATAAAATATTTTTTTAATAATAATACGAGAAAGTTCAGCTAATACATATTTCTTAATTTTTATCTCTAAATTATCATGTTCATTCATAGAATTATCTTTGCATAATTGATTAAAATGAATAAAAAAGAAACAACTAAAAAATTATTAAAAGATCAGACATGTGACTCATGTATATACAGATGGAGTAGTGTTGGTAAATATCATTGCACTTCAAAAAATATGAAAAATAACACATGTAAACGCTATATAAATGATAGAGGACTAAGTGAAGAAGCTTATAACAAAATGCAAGAAATGAGAATGAGAGTAAGACTAGAAATAGAAAAATCATTAGAAGAAACTATAAAGTTAAATAGAGAAATAAGGAGTGGCAAATGGGATTACTCAAAAAAATAACTAAGCGACTATTAAAAGATCAGACATGTGATGACTGTTTTTGGTTTTGGAATCCATACAATTGGAGACATGTTCCCGGAGGTTTTTGCTGTTGGAAACATGTTAGACCCACAGAAGAAGGATGTTCTTCATGGAAAAAGAGAGAACAAAGAAAATAGTTATTAATTTACTTAAAGAAAAAACATGTGATAATTGTGTGTGGAAAAATGAGCATACAACATCTTGGTGTGGAATACAAGGAAATAAGCCGTCAGCCGGAACATGTATATTTTGGAGAATGTGGTTACCAGAGAGATGATTAGCATGAATGAGTCACAAGAAGAAAGAAGAGAAAGAACTAAAAGATTGTTACATGATGCATCATGTGATAATTGTATCTATCGTTTTAAAGCCCCTCATTATTGGAACTGTAGTTTTTACCGTGATAGACCAATGAAAAATTTGTGCATAAATTGGTCTCTCCAAAGATAGCTTCGACATGGCATTATGATAATATCATAGGAGGTAATATATGACAAAGACCCCACATGATAATAATTATATTTCTAATTCATTTCAAAATCGTATAGAAGTTAATTTAGCTAATATAAGTCGCTCAAAAGATGATAAATTTATATTATTAGGTGTTCATTATATAATAAAGGGATTTAAATGTGAATTATGCAAACACCGTGATTGTTTATATGCTTATACCATAAAAAATGTAGAAACTAATGCTGATATGGTAGTTGGCAGCGAATGTATTAAGCATTTTAAAGCTAAGGGTTGTAACATTGATTTAGCAGCTGGTCTAAAGAAAAGAGTTAAAAGCATCACAAGAAAAATGAAGCGTTATATGAAAAAATATTTAGACAAAGATGGTTATAAAGAAATGTCAGTAGAACAGAAGAGAGAGCTCACTGCTAAATTATTTGTTAAACAACAATTGAAAGAACAACTCAGAGGTGAAAGCAAAAAGAAAGTAATGTTATCAGAAGATGAAGTGTTAAAAATTCTTAAATATGAAGAATAGTTATGGTTGTTGAACACTATTCACAAATTAAACTTAATAAGCTTTATTATTTTTGGTTTACTGCACAACCTACTAAAAGTGCATATATTATATTTCGTGAATTTGAAAAAGAAACGTATATTTTTTATGTAGAAGTTTATGATGATAACAATGGCAAATATAATACTTTAGTCCCAATTGAAGTAATTAGCAAGGGACAACTTATAGAAGTAGTAGATGACAAGTTTAAACTTAAGTTGGCCCTTAAGGGTTTGACAGAATGAAATTTGAAGATTTAAAAGTAGATATATTATATGTTGCTGATTATGATGGGCACTATCTCTATTTTATACCACGTAAACTACTCAGGGGTCAATTTTGGAGTATTAGTATGATTGACCATCAAAAGAATGTTGTTAGCTCGATGTTACATATAGATGTTTTTATGAAAGCAACTTCTGTGAGGAAAGCAACAAAAAAAGAAATTACTACTCTAAGCTTGAAAGGGTTGTTGTGAACATAAAAATAAATTTTGAAGACTTAGAAGTTAATCATTTATATTGTTATGAGTGTGTTGATAATAATTATCATTATAAAGGAGTTAGCAAATATTTTATAGTTCTTAAAAAGTTTATACGCAAAGAGAGTCATTTAGTAAGATGGTATAATGGTATGGGTGAAATACATTATCAAGCATTATTCTCGGGATTTTTTCGTGAAGTTAAAGATATAAAAGAAAAGACTAAATTGATGCTGAAAGGATTGTTGTGAGATTAAACGTAGATGACTATTTGTTAGTAAGATATGGAGACCCTCGCAAAACATCATTTTTTTTAGTTACAAATCGCAGTGCAGCAGATGACAATGTCGTTTTTGGAATATATATGTCGACAGATAGAGTAATCAATGTTAATGCAGCAATCTCTATTTATGCAATTGAAAGAAGTGACATATTTGTTAGTAAAATAACAAATAAAAAACTTATTACTAAACTACAACTAAGAGGTTTAGTATGACAGAACTAGAAAAAGCAGTAAATACAAAGATTGGAGATTATTTAAAAATAGTAAACATTCCTAAATCTTTAAAGAGTGAATTATATTTTCTAGTTACTGAAATATATCCCGCTAAACCAACAACTAAAAACTTTATAAAACTTAGTGGAACTATGTTGTTAGAAGATGGCGACCTTGTAAATTTAGATTTGGCTGCTAGTTTTTTTGAAAAGAATTTTTTACGAATATTTCCAATAACTAAACAAACTTTAATAACTAAACTACAACTAAGAGGTTTAGTATGACAATATTTGACGATCTTAATGAAGAAGTTTATACAATACTAGATTCTGATGAAGAACTTAAAGGGCCCTTTTATTTAATAAAAAGAAAAGACACACATTTTTATTTTGGATCACTACTTACACTAAATAATAAAATTGAGCATGATATTGCAATACGAATAGATGGAAATATTGTTGTCAAAAAAATAATTAATAATAAGCTCATAACTAAACTTAAACTGAAAGGATTGGTATGATTAAAGGTGAGATTAAAATAAACGATTATCTTTATATTGATGACGATTTAGGAAGAAAATATTATTTAAAAGTTTCAAAATATCATTATCGTGAAGACACAGGTGAAATTTTTCTAATTAATGGAATAGGATATAATATTAAATATGAAAAATCAATTATAACTTTGTCCTTATGGATTAATGGAGACGCAACTGTAACTATCATAACCAATCTTAAACAAATAACTAAACTTAAACTGAAAGGAATAATATGAAGCCATTACAACTCAATGGATATTATATGTATCGAGTAACTTATAAAGAGTTTCATTATATTAATTATTTCTATATTTGTCATATTGTTTCTATCCCTCCGGCACATTACATAATTAATATACTTACTCATAACATAATTAAAAATACAATAGTACTAAACGAACATTCACCATTTTCACATAGTTGGTTTGAACGAAATATTACTAACTTAAAAAGGATAAATGATAATAAACTTATAACAAAACTGAAACTAAGAGGATTATGATATGATTAAAATAATTTTAGAGATGTGGCCACATGGTTATGAAAAATAAGTACAAGCTATGCGAAGGTAGAATCGGAAACGATAAAAAAATAATAACAAAATTAAACTTACTTGGACTTTTTTCTTTAAACTCATAAGATAAATATATGGCCATATACCTAGTTGGTATGGCCATAATGGAGTAATACAATGGGAAAAATAAAACCGGGCCTATCTATAGATGAAGAAATCTGGAAACAATTTAAAGAAAAGTTTAGTTCTAATGCATCTAAAAAAGCAGAAGAATTATTCAAAGAAGCACTAGAAATAGAAATACCAAATATTTTAAATGCATGTGAAATTAATAGTGTAACTATACCAAACAGTTCTGAATGGAGTTTTAAATATTCAGAAGGATCAATAAATTTAGATCATAATGTTTCATATTCTTGCGTAGATAATGGCAGTGATTTTGCAGATATAACTAGCTCATATACAACAGATTTAAAAGATATTATAATTGAGTAAGGAGGTTATTATGAGTGTTGGGGAACCAGATTTAACTTTAAATAATATTACTATTACCACAGAACATACAAGTTGGCCATATGTTACTAACGAAATATATTCAACTGGCACATATTACCCATATTTTGATCATATTTGGATAGGTGACCCATTACCAGAAAAGTGGGAGCCTTTACCTGGATGTGTTCCATGGGATGGTCCACTTGTTAATGAAAACAAATTACCAAACAATGTTGAAGAAATTTTAGAACAATTAAAAATACATATGGAGGGAAATAAAATGACTATGAATATTTATGAGGTTTTAGTAATAGATCGCAAAGAATGCACAGTTCTAACAAAGCAAGATAACATTATTGCTAAAGATGAAAAATCTGCAATGTTAGAACTTGACCTTAGCAAAGAAATTAAAGCTAAAGTTAAAAAGGACGAAATCGTATTTATCTTTACTAAAAAAGGCTCATTTGAGAAACTAGAAGATAAAGAATAATTATTCAATTGGTAGTCTCTTAAGACTACCTTTTTTGTGCAAAGATAAATATATATGACAAGTGTGACTTACTATTATATAATAAAAACCTATAAAGCTGGTGATTGGAAAGCAACATTTAGAATTACTAATAAAGTACTAGATGAAACTTGGATATGTGAAAAATTAAAAAACAAAAATGACATTTTTAAATTTATATTTAATGATTATATAATAGACAATAAAATAGAGATTAAAGTAGAAATTAAAATATGAAATATTATTATAAGTTGATAAAGGTAATATTTAATGACTAGAGAGCAAATAAAGAAAAAATTAAATTTAAGTAGTATTGGCGATTTTCTTGAAGGCAGAGCTTGGGTCCAGAAAAATGGTAAATTTGGTCATGTTGACAAAAATGGCAATATTACAACGCCAATAGTTTATGATGACGTTGGCAATTTCAAAGAAGGCAGAACTTGGGTTGAGAAAAATGGTAAATGCGGTCATGTTGATCTAAATAGTAAAGTAACAACGCCTATAATTTATGATAACGTTGGCAATTTCAAAGAAGGCAGAGCTCGAGTTAAGAAAAATGGTAAATGGGGTCATGTTGATAAAAATGGCAATATAACAACGCCTATAATCTATGATGATGTTGGCTCTTTCCAAGAAGGCAAAGCTTGGGTCCAGAAAAACAATAAATATGGCCATGTTGATCTAAATGGCAAAGTGACAACGCCAATAATTTATGACGATATTGGTTATTTCCAAGAAGGCAAAGGATGGGCGGAAATTAACAAAGTATATATTGATATAAATAAAAATGGTATACCAATTAAACATAAAGATTTTTATAATTTAATAAAAGGATTATTCTAATGAAATATTTAGTTTGCATAAATCATGAAGGTATACAATGTAAAATGCAACTTGGGCATGAGCCTGAGAGGACAGAACTAGAAATTAAGAGTGCACAAAACAGAAATTTAATAAAAGAGATTTTCTTTAGAAAAGAAGATCCAAGAACAGATATATCTTTCATAAATGATCAAAAAGAGATAGCGGCTGAAATAATGAAGAAATATGATGTTAGCACTGGCTATTATGGATATCAAATACGCAAGACTACAATAGGTAAACATATTGAAGTAGTAGTTGACATGCCTGAAAAAGAGTTTAATAAATCACAAGGTAGTTTAGAAGGGGCAATCAATATTTTACATCATACTACAAAGTTGATGTCTCCTAAAGCAAAAACAAAAGATGCAGCAAAGATTGTATTGAAGTGGATCAACAGATTAGAGTCTGAGAAGGAGATTGATTAAATGCTATGGGATGAATTCAAAGAAGGTGATATTGTTGAATATAAAGGATTACATGTTTTTAAAACATTTTTCTGGATAAGAAGAAAATTTAAGTCTGCTGAAAGGGCACTAGTTGTTGAGCTCATTAAGTGGAATAAAAACTCTAGATTTCATATTCATAAAATAAAATCTTACTGGGGAAAAAATTGGTTTAATGAAGAATGGAGACACAAACAATATACGACGTCAAGTAGAAAAGAATTATTTGATGAGATATTTAAGTCATGAAAAAAGTAATAATTTATGGCATAATAAAAAAACCGTTTCAGATATTAATAGCAAAAGCGTTTTATTCTTTTGATATTGGAGAAACTTCTGTTTCTGGTGAGAGATATGAATTTGTAGAAGATGATGTTATAATTGATGTTAACTGGGGATTTTATGGAGATTATGAAAATGGGGAGTTTGAAGAAATTCCTGATAATGTTAATGAAGCTGACACAATTGAAGAAGCTTATAGAGAAATAATAATGAGAATTATTTAATGAAATATTTGGAGGCTAATTATGGTTAAACCACGAATTCTTGGAAAGTGGTATATAAACAATAAAAAAGATTATATGAATTTTGTTTTAGCTGTTGATATTCGGGGTGGATATATTACTATTGGAATTAAGCCTCCATATACAGAAATTAATATGTATCATCTTGTTGATAAAAATGGTAGTGGCTACCTAACCAAACTTATTGATGCAGACGAATCAGAAATAAGTAGATTAAATAGTTTAATAATTAAATATATTTTTGAAGATTTAGTCGAGTTTAACTACTTTAGAGACTATTTGGAGAATTATGGAGGCTAATTATGTCTTATGAAAATTTAAAAAACTTTGTAATGAGAAGAATGGGCTTTCCCAGAATTAAAATATACTTAACTCCTGAACAAATAGAAGATTGTCTATGGGAGGCACTGAACAGATATTATGAATATATAGAAGGCGACATGAAAGAAACTTATCTTACTGGTTTTTCTGGTCAGGGGACATTTGATATACCTGCAACTATTGTCCCTAGATATATTCATGAAGTAATTTTTAAACCGTCTGATCCATTACTTTCTCTAACAGGTGTAATGCAAGATGTTTATGTTTTGTACTACTTACAGAATGCCGGCGGAGCTTCAAATTTCATAGTTGATTACTGGCTAACTCTTGCAAGCTATGAAGAATATGTAAGAGTTCTTGGTAATCAACCACATTGGCAGATTATAGATGGCGACAAAATAAAGTTAGATCCAGTTCCGTCTATAGATTTTACTATTGGTATAAAATATATGGCTCTTCCTTCTGAAACAGTTATTGAAAATATAAGGTGGATTAGACTATATACACTTGCACTTGCTAAAGGAGTTGAAGGAGAAATTAGAAGTAAATTCTCTTCTTTCTCTGCAGGATCAGGTGAGATTTCATTAAATGGTGACGCATTAAAAGCAGAATCACAAGCAGAACTACAAAAACTAGAAGATGAGTTATTCTCAAAACAAGATCCGCTCTATGGAATTTACGGTTAGTTGATCACCAAATTTCTAAACAAAAGCCGCTATAACTCGCTAAAAGAATATAACGATTATGAATATTGGATTATAAAAGAGGACACTTTAGAGGTTAAGAAATATAATGAAACTAACAGAATTAATAAAAACAAATAGATTGAAAGCAGGAATGCTATTCTATCATACATTTCAAAGCGTGGAAGGTATATATTATTTAGTCATAAAAGTTAATAGAAAAGCTTAAATTAATTGAAAATATATTTGACAAGTGAGATTTTTAGAAGAAATGATTGGAATTGAAGAGAAAAAATTATTTAGAAAACTACTCCAAAGATATGGTTCATACATAAGAGATGTAGAAACTGTTGACTATATTCCAGGTATTAAGCCACTTTTTATTTTTCATTGGCTTGCAGAACACAAATATGTTATGTGCAGAAAGTGGCATATTGATTTAAATCAATCTCAATCAGGATTTAATATTTATGTGCCAAAATTTTATGACTTGTTGGAGAAAAAATGGTTCGGTGGAATGTATTTTACATCAGCCGCAGTTGTTAATAATAAAACGACATTTAAAAAAATATTAAATTATTTAGCTGATGGAAATGTTGAAGAGGCAAACAAATTGTTTTATAAACCCAGACGAATAATAAGGAATATATTTAATGAAAGATAATGAAATAGTAGTAGGCGATTTATTATATTATCTCGATCGAGATAATATGAATTTTAATTATCTTTATTGTCGAGCTATTAATAAAAATAAATTATACTTTATACAATTTAAATTCTTAGTGAATATAAAAAAGTTAATTATTAGAGAAAGATATATCCTGACTAGAGTTGAGTGGAACGACAAACATCTTATTTTTAAATATTTCATAAAAGATGATGAAGCTAAGCACCAACTAGTTGAGCGTATTTTTAAAGTGGAAATAGAAGATATAAGGTATTTTGATAAATGAAATATTTTGTAGTTGTACCAAATTTAAAGCCTCAAGTTATAATCTTTTTTGAATTTATAAAAGAATTGTCAGAAGCTCATAAATATCGTATAGGAAGACGGTGGTATACTAAAAAGATAGTAAAATATAAAGCACGAGAAAATGGTGTCTATTTTGAAATACATATCTACTCACTTATTAAACGAGAGTCTGGCTATAAATTTATAAGACCACCAATAAATGGAGAAATATTTGATTCATTTTCAAAAGCAGCTAGATATCTTATTGTTAGGTTGTTTAAATAATGAAAAATGGAATTTGGTATGAAATAGATCAAAAAAACTTTTTTAGTATCGCACACCAGTATTAATACATTTTTCTAATGAAAGATAAAGTGTTTGGATTTGATTGGCCTTCTAATAAATTTAGAACATATTCTAGAGCAGCATTAGAACCTGTATCAAAAGGGTTCAATATGGACTAAAATAGGTACTGACCTTATAAGTAGAGAATTAATAAAATTTATATTTGGATGTAGGTAAACATGACATTTAAAGAACTAAAATCTGGAATGATTCTATATGACTCTATTGGAGAAAAAATAATGTTTATTATTAATGTTAAGAATGAGAATACAACTGTTGAATATGTGAGTGCACTTATTTTTTCTCCAATTATAACTACTTTAACATCTTATTTTATTGACATAATAACATGGCATGATCGTTATAGCAAAAGCTGCAAGCTTGCCACAAGTAAACAACTAAGAAAAGAAATAATGAAAATGTATGGGGCAACAACAAGTGATTAAGTTTAAAGAAGTAAAAAGAGGGATGTTTTTATGGCACATACTTGATGATGAATATACTGCATATTTTTATGTCCAAGAAAAATCAACCGAAGGAGTTACTGGATTATGGGTTATATATAATACTTCAGATCGTATATTTGTTTATATACCAAATAGATTCTTCTCGAAGCGAACTTTTAGTATAAAATTAGATAAATGGAGTATTTTGTGGCGCATGAAATTGCAAGAAAGAAAACACTTGTTCAGAATTATTTTTGATGCAAAAGAGTTTCATAAAGAATAACGCATAATTATATTAAAGTGGCAACAATGAATAGACAACAAGAAATATTAAACGAAATTGAAAAAAAAGAACGTGATAAAAGAATAGAAAAGCATTTAAAGAAACGTGATTTATTTGTTTCTTTAATAGCTGCAATAAAGAGTGGAAATAAACTTTTGACTACCGAGCTAACGAATAAAGTACCAAAATATAAAATTAAAGATTTTATTTGGAAGCTGGGACGTTATAAATTTAAACAATATCCACTTACTAAAATGGCTATTAGTCAATTGAGGTGGAGAAAAGGGGGTTAAAATGCACCCGCATAACATTCTCCTATTAGATGTAGACAATACAATAGTTATTGCAAAAGACAATTATATTTACAAAATCATCAATGGAAAAGAAATAGCATTGACGCCTGCCGAATTTGCCCAAGAAGATATACACAATAATAGATATGATTTCAGAGATTTTGAAGACCCAGATAGAATAAAAAGCGCAATTATGCATGGGCAACCAATAGTCTATGTACTAGATTTTATGAGAGATAAACTAGACAATGGTTGGGAAGTTGGAATCTTAACAGCTAGACCAAGAGGAAAGCTTATTAAGAAAATATTGCGAACATGGCTTTTTTGTAGAGATGAAGAAGGAAAATGGACACAAATTGGCGATAAACTTAAAAGAGTGTTTGCAATTGGTGAAGTCGGTGGTACTTGTTCTTCTAATGTAGAAAAGAAAATAGCAGTATTAAAAAGAATGTGTAAAGAATATGAACATGTAATGTTCATAGATGATGATCAAAGTAATATAGAAGCAGCAAGACAATTAAAATTAGATAATCTTATTGCTATCAACACAAACGATTTAAAATTTATTGTTAGGTAAATAAAATACTATCCTTAAAATTAACTACTCATAATGCGAAAGATAATCATATATGAGATTTAACGAAGTAAATAGTTCCGAAATGTTATTTTGCACATATACTAATGTAGATATTTTTTCTTACATTATTAATAAATATAAAGGTAGTTGTGATTTATTAATAATAAAATTTTGGGATAACATGTCTAAAGTATATGTAGTTAGACTCAGCAGTATTTCTAAAGTAGTTTTTGATAGTAAAAAATATATTTATATTAGAACACACAAAATCAATAAAAAAGTTTTATTTCAAAAAATATTTAGTAAAAAATGGAAGTATGTAGATGAGCGATAAATTTGAATTATACGATGATTTAAATAATTTTGAGATAGATTTATTTAACGAAGTTGATCAAGAAAAAATTAATATTGAAGGCGCACCATTTACTATTTGGAAATTTGATTTGGCAGCAACAAAAGAGACTGATGATTCTATACCAGATGATGGCTTAGATCTAAATCTACTATATGGCGAAGCACTTCCTGAAAATTTTGTATATGAAAAAGCGCCACAAAAATTAAAAGGTAGTTATTTAGAACCTACATGGACTCAAGATTTAATGGCTTTTGGTATTACTGAACCTGAAGAGATAAATATAAAATTTAATAAACAACAAGTAATTGATTTACTTGGTAGAACATTTCTTATTGGCGACATTATTAAAACATTTCATGAAAAACATTATATAATAGAAGATACATATGTTAGTGAAGAAACTGGTATTTGGGAATATATCCATATTAATGTAATAGCAAGAAAAGTAGATGTTTCACAAGTAAATTTGCCCGAGGCTTAATTTGAAAGATTATATTTATCTATATAATGACAAATTAAGAGTACGAACATTTCTTAGATGCACAAAGCATTCTAGAGGTAGATTACAAGTTTTAGATATTTTTATTGATGAAGCTGGTGTTTTTGAATTTGGAGAAATATTTGTTCCCAATCCAAATATGTTATATGACAAATACAGTTTAGTTCACAGGATATTTAAAGAATAATGAAAGATTTAAAAATGGCTTAATTTGAAAGAGGTTAGAGTTAAAAAATGAAATTCTTTTATCTTGTAGATGAAACTAAAAAAACAGATATACATTACTTATTTCAAATTGAATTGAGTGGTAAAATTGATCCTGATGGTCGCCATGAAGTAAAAATTATAAAAATTATACATTGTGAAGGATTTTACAAATATGAGCCTGGCGAAATTATTCATATTAAAAATGCTTTGAATGAGAAAGAATTATTAAGAGAAATATTTAAAAATGGCTGAATTTGAAACTACAATAAAACTAGATTTTTCAGATGATAAATTAAACACTAAAATAGATAAAATAATAGCAGATTATTTTAAAGGTAAGATGACGCCTGAATTAAATAAAATTTTAAAAAAAGCATTGTTTTTAAAAAGTAAGCCAGCAAAACAAACTTCGTTGAAAAATTTTAGAAATAAAAATGCTGGACTTTTTACTAAATTGTTGTTAGAAGACATGAAGAATGAAAATGCTATAGTTACATATAATGAGGAAGCTGAAAAAGAATCTTTAAGCATTACTGTTGAATTAAGCAAAGAAGAGCAAAAACAGTTTATTAATTATCCAGATGATTTAATATTAAAAAAGATAGCAAAACTAGATGATAACGAAAGTAAGAAAAAGTTTAATGTTGCCATCGAAAAAGGAGATTTTGAAGAATAATGTTAAAAAGAAATATTGCAACTAAAAATAAATTAAATTATATAGAATTTTTTAGTTTTTGTGAAGAGGAGGTGTTAAAATTTTAACAACGTACCCAATTTTTGCCGAATATCACTTTTATATTAAGCAGTGGCTAAAAACTATAATGACTTTACCAAGATTAGAAGCAATGAGCCCAGCTCCAGTAATTCCAGTAGTTTATTCTTCACCACGAAGAGCTTGGGCCACTGGCAGTTCTGCAGTGGCCGGTGGTGATGCTGGGGGAGGAATATTATACGCCCCACCTAGTCAAGGAAATAATTTTTTACCCATTGTGTTTTTTAATTATACAAATGCTACACCTATTTTAGATAGAACAATTCCTTATGAGCACATTTTCAGAAAAAAAATGCAAGATAATAATAATAGTGTACAATACAAGCTTAATAAACCAATGCTTGTATATGAGCTTACATACACTGCATCATTGTATTGTGCGTTAATGCAAGATTGTGATATATTAGTATTTAGGTTTATGACTGAATTCAGACCACAATCACATTTATGGATTGGAGATAAAGGCGATGCTGGTGATCGAACTAAAGGATTATATGCACATATGGTATTAGATAGTGTAACTGATGCAACTGAATATGAGCCTGGAGATATAGGAGAAAGAGTGGTAAGAAAAGATTTTAGTTGGAAAATCACAGAAGCTTATGTTCCAACTATTCCATATCAGATTGACGAAAAGATAATTAGAGATGTATATATTACTATAAATGAAGGATAATATATGAAATACTTAATAAAAAATAAAACCAGCAAAAATATAGTATTACTAGTTGATGGTTGTACTACTTTTTTGTATCCAAGAGGGAAAAAAAGAGATTTTAAAATAGTGGATGCATTAACACCACAATTAAAAAATTTGAAAAAGTTAAAATTTATTCAAATTACGAAAATAGACAAAAACAAGGAGGCTTAAGAAGATGGCTCACAATTTAAAAAGTCCAGGTGTCTCATTAGATATCAAAGATAATTCAGAATATGTAGTTGGGTCACAGGGAACAGTAGCCGCAGCTGTTGGATTTGCTGAAAGAGGGCCAATTGGAGAACCAACTCTCATATTATCAGAAGAAGATTGGATTAATACATTTGGAAATCCAATTGAAGACAATTGTTATTTTGGTATGTTTGCCAAATTATTCTTAGATTATTCTGTAGGATATTTCACTAGAATTGCAAAAGCAAGTGAATATGAAGCAGTAACAGGTACAGTAGCACCTGATTTTACTGCTTTCCCCGCTGCTGGAGTTATGTGGATTGAATTAGAAGATTTCCCAATTCCAAACAATGGAATATTTAGAGTTGAATTAGCTTCTGCCGCAACAGATCTAGATGATTTAGTTACTAAAATAAATACAGCAATGGCATTAGTTGATTTACCAGATGGTACTACTAAATTAGGTACATATCTAACAGCTCAAGCAGATGATACTGAAACTTACTTAGAAATTAAATCTGATAATTATTTAAACGTTGTAATTACAATTCATGCTGATGGTGGAGTAAATAATATAGTTGGAATTAGTACTAATCAAATTGGTATTGCTGATGAAGCTGCTTCTACAGATACTAATTCTTACAAATATGCTTGGAATAGAATCCCAATAAATGAAACAGATGCCACAGCTGCTGCTATAGTTGGTGCTACAATTACAACAGAAGATCTGAATAGATTATCAGCATTCAATAAAGTAAACATTGCAGTAGATGGAAATTCAACAAATCAATACAAAGTATATGAAGATGTTAATATTACTCCTGCAACTGGTAATCCAGCAACATTTGCAATTTTAGAGGCTGCTAATGCTGCAACTTATACGTTAGACATAGATGGTGATACATTTGATATTACATTAGCTGGATTCTATCATTTCATGACTGGTGACGTAACTGGAGATGTTAATACTACTCATACTATTACTACAGCTGGTGCTGCACTTGCTGATGCTGCTGCGTTAGTAGCGGCACTTAACACAGCACTTTCTAATGTTGCAATCAACGCTAACGCATTAGATGATTATATCAAATTTGAAGTTTATGATACTAATAAAATAAGAATAATTGAAGGAAATGGTGCTAAAAAAAATTACGGTTCGCAATGCTCAGTAACTATTGCTGATAATACTGGTACTATAGCTTCTCTTGGTTATACAACTACTACAAATGATAGTGCTTCAGGTGGTGATTCAACTTATACAGCTGATGGTGTTGCAACTAAGATTAATGCTGCTATTGCTGAAGCAAGTATAACATCAGCAACAAACATTATAACAATGACAAGTAATAGAACAGGAACAACATCTTATATAATTATTAATGATGCAACAACTACTACTGAAAATGCTATTGATATTATACACTTTACTGATGGTGATGATGACACTGGAACAAATTTATTAACTGATGCTGTTGTTAATTTTGTTGCAAAAGAAGCTGGTACATGGGGAAATACTTTAAAAGTTATAACATCAACTTCAACTAATCCTGTATCAGGTGCAACAGAATATAACATTGAAGTTTTTGAAGATGACAATTCTGTTGAATATTGGAGCAATGTTAGTTGGACAGATGATACTGCAACAAACTATGTAAAAACTGTATTGGCTAATTCAAGTTATGTCGATGTTGATTTTGGTGAAACTGTTCAGTATCCAAATACAGATACTGGAACAGCTCCTTCAGCAGCACCACCAAATAATGCTGATACTGGCAATCCAGAATACTGGGAATTAGCAGGTGGTAATGATGGAATTCCAACAGTAGCAACTGAAACTGATGCCCTGGCAGTAACTGCATTAGATGATTACAGTGACAAAGAACAATATGTTATTGACATACTTTTGGCACCAGGTTTAACTGGTAATGCAGTAGTTTCTAAACTTCAAACAGTTGCTGATGCAAGAAAGGATATTTTAGCAATTGCAGATCCACCATATGCATTGACATGGAAAGAAATTATTGATTGGCATAATGGAGATTATCCAACTGCTGATGGCTCAACAAGTCTTAGCTCAAAATATATTACATTTGCTTGGGGGTGGCAGAAAGATTATGACGCAGCTAATGAACAATATGTTGATTTACCACCATCAATCTACCATGCTGTCGCAATGGCTTATACAGAAAAAGAAGCTAATATTTGGGATGCACCAGCTGGTCCTACTAATGGTATTGTTAGATCAATATCATCTTATACAAAACCTACTTCTACTCAAAGAGAATATCTAAACAATGATGTAGACCCTGCATGTGTTAATCCTATTGTTAGTTTTCCAAACGAAGGAATAACGATATATGGACAGAAAACATGTCTAAGACAAAATAAAGCTATGAACAGAATTAATGTCGTAAGACTTGTTAATTCTATAGCAAGAAATATAGAAAGAATTTCTAGAGCATACGTTTTCAGATTAAATAATGAAACAACTTGGGGAGATTTAACAAGAGCAATAAGATCTTATCTTTCTAATATAGCAGAAAGAGGTGGATTAACAAGCTATGGAGTTACAATTGAACCAAGTGATACAGAAATAGATCAGTTGATAATTTCTGGTAAAGTATTCATTCAACCAGTAAAAGTTGCTGAAAAAATATATTTAGATCTTACTATCCAGAATACGGGAGCTTCAGTAGCAGTGGCTTAATCTGCTGCTACTTTCCCTAAAAAATGAATATTATCTTAATTTTCAAAAAGATATATTTATATGATTCTAAAACGGAGGAAAACTAGTTATGTCTATTAGTTTAAGTCATTCAATATCTGGTAAAAGAGAACCAAAAAGACAGAATAGATGGGTACTTAAGTTTGAAAATGTTCCATATTTTTCTGGTGATAACATAGATACTTATAGCAATGGCGCTGTTAATATGTCTGAGTCATTAGCTTTTGATTTAGTCAGTGCTTCAAGACCAACATTAAACTATAATTCAGCTGAACTTTCAAGAATGAATGAAAAATGGAAATTTGCTCAAAACCCAACTTGGGAACCTATTTCAGTAGTATTCTATGATTTTGATTCTGGTAAATCATCAGCTTCACAAATTATGTGGAGATGGATGAAAGTTATATATGATGTTTTAAATGGAACAATGGGTTATGCAGCCACTTATAAAGTTGATGCTAGCTTAATATTATTAGGCCCAGGACAAACTTCTGAATCAGGAGTTGCAAGTACAGAAATAGAGATTGTAGAAGCTTGGGATCTATTTGGAATGTTCCCCAATCAAATGAATAATGGTGATTTGTCTTATGAAAGTACAGATGCACTAAGGGTTACAGTAGAATTTAATTATGATTTTGCTAATTTACACACAGGTGATGATTTTGGTTCACCAGGTGGTAGATGGAGCACAATATCATAATAAATGCATATATAAATAATATTAAAAGTATTTAATACAAGGAGCAAACATGACAGATAAACCCTCTAAGAAAAAAGACGAAATTATAATACCAGAACCTATAAACAGACCAAAAGAGAATAAAGTTCCAACAGCTGATCATCCACAGCAAGAGACTAAAATTACAACTAATGAAAAAAGTATAAATCGTTTTAAAACTGATTCTAGGTTCGCGCCAAAAGCTTTTCCAGTTGAAGTCCCATCAAAAGGTTTTTTATATCAAAATTTAACAAATGATCCTGAAGTAAAAAAAGGTGTCATTCGTTTGGCACAGATGACTTCTGCAGAAGAAAAAATATTAACTACACAAAGATTCGTTGAACAAGGTGTCGCACTAGACATGATACTAGAAAATTGTATCAAATCTGATGTTGATCCATATGATTTATTATCTTCTGATAGATTATATCTATTATTTTATTTACGTGGTATGTCATATGATTTATCATATGATTTTAATGTAAAGTGTTATTATTGTGGTCAAAATTTTATACAGAATGTTAAAATTGACAAATTACCTATTACAACATGGGAATCTCCAGAAGAAGCCAAGGAACCAATTGTAGTCAAACTTCCACTTACTAGAGCTACAGCAGAAGCTCATTTTATGCGTGGCAAAGAAGAAAAAGAAATGATGATTAAATCAAGAAAACTTAAATCCTTCAATGAACCAGATGATTCAGCCACTGATTCATTAATCTATTTAATTGATAAAGTAATACTTGAAGACGGTGAAGTACTTGGTCCTCGCGATAGATTAGATTTTATAAATCATTTAGTTGCCGGTGATTGTGATGAATTCCGAACTAAAATGTTAGAACGCGAATGTGGAATTCAACAGCTTGAAAACATTTATTGTCCTAGATGTAATTCAATATTACAATTTGGTGTACCACTAGGCCGCAACTTTTTTCGTCGACAAGGACGTTGACAGGAATCGACGTCGTTTATACAAGTTAATAGAAGAACAATTTAATATTGCTTATTATTCAAATGGTGCAATCACATATGAAAGTGTGGGTCAACTGACTACTGAAGAAAGAAATACAGTTACAGAAATTTTAGCAGATATTAAAAAGAAAGAAAAAGAAGAAATGGAAAAAACTAAAAAAGGTAATGCAGCACCTCCAGCTCCTTCTAAATATAGTAGTGTTAAATCAAGAGTACCAAATATCCCAAAAATGTAAAGGCATAATTATATTCAATGATAATATTAATATACGCCGATCTACACCTCTATAATCATCATAGATTATTAGTAAATTCAGAAACTGCATTAAATAATTTAACTTATTTTAAAAATTACGCCCTATCTAATAACATCAACACTATTATATGTGCAGGTGATTTTTTTCATACTAAGGCAAGAGCCTATGCTCCACATGTGATTCAAGCAAGATTACGTCTTAAAGATTGGTTTAAAGCTGGCTTAAATCACTATATGATCATAGGTAATCATGATATGGCAAATCAAAACAATAGCATGAATTCTATTGTATTTGCTTTCAATGAATATGCAAAAATAATACCAGATTATTTCTTTATAGATATTGGACAAACTCGTCTACATTTAATGAGCTACACAAAAAGTTTATTCCCTCATTTTATTATGGCAAAAAATAGAAAGAATGTACTAATAACTCACTTAGATATTGTTGGATTTACAATGTCAAATGGATTTAGAGCTGCAAATGGATTTAAGATGAGTGATTTAGCTGATTTTGATTTAGTCATTACTGGTCATTACCATAAGCATCAAGAAAAAGACAATATTGTTTATATAGGAAGCACGCATCAAACTAGTTTCGCAGAAAGAGATCAAACTCATGGGTTTTTAGTTTTTGATACTGATACTCTGAAATATCAATTTATCGAAAACACTGATGCTCCAAAATATAAAGAACTTCTTATTAAAAAATATGAAGAAATAAAAGATGATGATGTATATAATAATTTCTTACGTATTAAATTGTTAACTAATCGAATAAGTTCTAGCAGACTTAAAGATTTATTGTTCGAAAAAGGCGCTCTAAGTGTTGACATCACTCCATTCGAAGATGCAAAAGAAATAAGTAAATATTATGATAAAAAGCTTAGCGATATACCTATAGAAATAGCAGCTGCTTATATAAAAAGTTTAAAGAGACTTCCTTGTAGCGAACAAAAACTTTTAGCATATTTTAATAAAATAGAAGAAGTGGCTACTCGCATATCAGATATTGAATTTGACGATATAAATTAAGGAATAAATGAGATTTAACTACATAAAATTAAAAAATTTTTTATGTTATGGTGAAGATCTAATTACTCTTCCGCTGTATAAAATAGGAATAACTTTTATTACAGGTGAAAACAAAAAAGATGGTGGATCTAACGGTAGCGGTAAGAGTGCCTTAATAGTTGACTCAATAGTTTATGCTTTGTTTGGCAAGACAACTAAAAGATTCAAAGCAGACAAAGTGATCAATAATATTAATGATAAAGATTGTTTTGTTGAATTGTCATTTAACATTCGAGATGATGTGTATATCATCAGACGATATAGAAAACACACACAATTTGAAAACGATTTAGTAATAGAAAAAAATGGTGCAGTGTTAAATGATTCAGATCAAAAACGAAGTACACAAAAATTAATAGAAAATATCATAAAAATAAGCTTTAAATCTTTTGTCTTGTCAATTGTTTTAAGTCAAGAAAAAGTTGCAAATTTTGCAGAAGTTGATCCTCTTGAGCGAAAGAGAATTATTGAAAACCTTCTTATGTATGACTTCATTTCGAAATATCATAGAGCTGACAAACAAATAATGCGAAAAATAAAACCAATAATAGAAAGATTAACTAATCAACATACAGATAAAAAAGAAGTTGTTAAAACTTTGACCAATAACTTATTAAAATATATAGACACTTGGGGAAATAATATTGAATTAAAGAAGAATAAAATCACAAGTTTAAAAAAAGAAATCAGAGAATGGAAAAATTTAAACTTGACTGAAGAATTAAAAAATCGTAATTTATTAAAGAAGAGAATTGAAGAAAAAGAAACGCTTAGAGATAAAATTTCTGGTTTAACAGAATATATAGATGAGATTCTCGAAAAAATAAATAGCGCAAGAAAAAATAAAACTTTAAAATCTTCAAAGATCGATAAATATCTATTAAGCCCAGAAGATTGTCCAGTGTGTGGAAATAGTATAAATAGTGGGAAGTTTCAAAAATTCATTTCTAGTGAAAGAGAAGAAGTTAAGAAATTGACTAAAGAAATTGATGAATTAATTGAAAAAGAAAAAGAATTAAAAAAGAAATTAAACCGTAAAGAAAAAAGATTAAAGAGTAAAGGTGAAGAAATTAGCCAACTAAGAGAATCAATAAATGATGACTTAAATGAAGATGACATACAAAATATTAATGACAAAATAACAAGTAACGAATCTGAGATAAAAGTGTTGCAAGAACAAATTAATGTAGACATTGAAAAAGATGAATATGTTGTTAACACACAAAAAGAAATAGACAAAGTGAAATTAGAATCCAAACATCTTAGAAGAAAAATTAGAAAACATGAAGAAGAACTCAGTTATTTTGAATGGTGGAAAGATGCATTAAGTAATTCACCAAATTCAATGAAGTCATTTTGCATTAATCATATTTTGAAATCACTAAATAAATATATTAATTATTATTTATCGTTTTTTAAATTTGATATCCAATATAAACTAGATGAAAATTTAGACGACAATTTGATTAAAGATGGAAAAGAATATACATTTGGACAATTAAGCCGTGGTGAAAAAAGAGCAGTAGAAATAAGTTTGTTGTTTGCTTTGTATGAAACAATACGTCTAAAGATGCCAGATGAAATCAATTTAATAGTGTTAGATGAGTTGCTTTCTAACTTTTTAGATGATATTAGAATTGAAGGAGCTCTTAATATCTTGCAAGAGTTAGAAGAAAGAGGTTTTGATATATTTGTAATTGAACACAAGGAAATTATAAAAGAATCTTTAATGTGCAATACATTAAATGTAATTAAAGATCAAAAAGGATTCTCTATTTTAGAAGCAACAAACTAAAGATAAATACATCATGAATATAAAGATTGGAAGAAAATTGGCTTTAATAAATGAGGCTTTAAATAATTTAAATGTTGAAAAAATAGATAATGTTTTTGAAATAACAGTAGTAACTGACAATGCTGTTAATGTTAAAAACATTTATAATCATCAACATTATACACTTAGTATACAAAATTTTGAAAAATCAATAAAAACATTTTTAACAGACGAAATATTAGCAAGAAGAAGCAAGAAACAAGTAAAACAAATTGGGAAAATTATGCCGGTTGAAACTCAACCCATAGAGAAAGTAGAGAAAACAGAAGAACCATCAATTACAAATGAGCCAAGCTCAACTACAAATAATATACCTACCTTTATTAAGATAGCACGCGATCCTATTGGTAAAGTTGTATTTAGAAAATCAAATAGCAAAGTTGTTTTCTATAGTAATGCTGATCCTTATGCAAATGATCCATACAATGATCTGTATGGCGGCTAATTTCTTAATTTAAAAGCATATATAAAAATAGATAGTAAAAGGAGTATAGCAAGAAATGTCAGAAAACAAAGAATTAAGCGTGTTAGAAAAAAGTTTATTAGAAAACATCAATAAAAAATTTGGAAAGAGTAATCCTATGGTTAGATTAAGCGATTCTGAGTATGGCACACCGAGAGGGTGGATAGATACTGGTATATTAGCACTTAATTGGCTTATTTCAGGTAAATTTGATGGAGGATATCCAGTTGGCCGTATCACTGAACTAGATGGAGATCCTGGTACTGGTAAATCATTATTATGTCAGATGGCCATAGTTGATCCCACAATTGGATTAACTGTTTATTTTGATACAGAAGCAGCATTGAATCAAGAATTTCTTCAATTCTTAGGAGTTGATCCGTCTAAAATCTTGTATGAGCCAATTGACACAGTAGAACAATTGATTGAAATCTGTCAAGAAGTTTTAGATACGATTGTAATGAACAAGCAAACAGAAAAGAAGGTTTTAATGCTCATTGATTCTGTCGCTCTTGCCTCAACAGAAAAAGAGATGGATCCAGAAGCTGGTAGTGACATGGGTTATAAAGCTAGACTATTAAGAAAATTCTTCAGAGTGTATGCCAGAAAGATTGAGAAATATAACATAGCACTTTTAGTTACTAATCATTATACTCAGAAGATTGGTATGGTATTTGGCAATCCAAAAACTACTACAGGTGGTACAGCACTTCCTTATGCCGCATCAGTAAGAATAGATCTTAAAATAGCTAAAACAGACATAGCAGATAAAAAGCTAGAATCACTTGGTGCATCATCTGTAACATTAAAAGCAAAAACAGAAAAGAATAGATGTTTTTCCCCAAAAAGAAAGGTCACATTTGTTTTAGATTTTGAAAAGGGAGTACATCGTTATTCAGGTCTTTTTAATATATTAAAAGAATTTGGTATAGCTGAAAAAAATGGTGCATGGTGTAAACTTCCACAGTGGAGTACTGAAGAAAAATTTTATGAAAAAGATTTTCCAAAAATAGCTGAGGAGAATAATTTACTTCCATTGATTGAAAGTTTACTTACTAAAAAAATAAAGAATGTTGATATTGAACTACAAGCTGCAATAGAATCTGAAGCAATTAGTGAAGCAGAGGTAAATGAAGAAACACTTGATACAATTAAATCAAAAAAGAAAAGAAATAAAAAACTTATAATAGAAAATTAATTTATATGAAAAAAAGAGATATTGAAGACATTGTATTTGAAATATTTTTTGAATTATGTTTAACTGAAGAAATACCAGATGATGTATATTCACAATTGGTTAGAATACGAGATAGAATTAAAGAAATATATAAAGCTGTTAATGGAACAATAATTTATAAATTGCCAGAAAGTCAAAAGAGGTCTGCAGACAAAAATAAAGGAGAAAAAAATGACAGAATATGAAATGAAAATTAGAGAAGCTGCAAATGACATTAAATATATGAGATCAACATCTGGTGCGATGTATAGTCAAATGATATTTAGTTTGATATCAATCTTACTAGCAAAAAAGAAAATAAGTCATGAAGATTTAGAGGTTATATTAGAAGCTGAGCGTGGAGCAATTCGAGATTCTGTGAAAAGTTATGCAGAATCTGCATATGGTCAAGAGAATTCAGCAATTAATAGAACAGAAGATCTGAATGAAATTGAAAAACTTTGTCTGCAGTATGTTGAAAAAATTAAGAAAGTAATAATAGAAGTTTCTAAACAAATAGCGCCAGCTAAAAAAGTGCGCAAAAAAAGACCAAGACATATAGTACCAAAAGCTGATGTTGATGTTATTATATCACAGCCACCGGCACCGCCGCCTCAATTCCCAAAAGGTAAAAATAGAAACAAAACATAGTATAAAATAATATTAATAAGGAGAATAATATGAATGTAAGAAAATTTTCTTATCGAAAGAAAAAAGACGAACAAGAAAAAACTTATATCGTTTTATTATTAGATCCACCTGATAACAAACCAGATTTAATTGGTGGTCTTGATTTAACTAAATTAAATGACACTGAAATTGCTGAAATAATAAAACTAGTTAATGAATATGAAACTGATATTCGTATATTACAAACTGATGCACTAAAAAGAAAAATGAGTTTTGATGAAATGGTCAATGGCTCAGACTATCTTAAAATGTCTGAGTATTATAAAGAAAAAACACAACCATTTATCAAAAAAGCTTATCGTCTTTATATTCGTGATAGAATTACTAACAACTATGATCTTGATGATATTGATCATTTTATTGAGAAAATTATTAGAGAAAAGAATAGTCTATGATAGTGTTAGTACTTAGAAATAGTTTTTTAATTCTAAGCAGCGACGATGAAGACTTACTTGAAAATATTTATAATACTCTTACTTTTAATGACACATCAAAAGCATACAACTATTACAAAGGTTTTGATAAAGACAAAATTAAAAAAGTAAGATTTGCAAAATTTATAGATGGTTTAGATTTACCAAGTTTAAGAATTCCAATTGGATTTGAATATTTCATAAAATCAGTTTTAGAAGATTATGAACATACTGTTATAGATGAAAGACCAGAATTGTCAAAGATTGACATAAACAACATTAAATTAAATGGGATTGATTTTTGGGAACATCAAATAGAAGAAATTCGAACAGCTTTAAATAATAGAAGAGGGATTATAAAAGCTCCAACAGGTAGTGGAAAAACAGAAACTTTCTTAGCAATATTAAAACTTCTTAATTCACCATCTTTAGTAGTGTTTAATAGAGTTCAAATAACACATCAGACTAGACAGAGAGCTGAAGATCGTGGATTAGAAGCTGGCATAATACAGGGTAGTAATGTATTAGAAAAAAATATAACAATGGCAACAATCAACAGTATAAAAAAAATAGATAAGATTGAAAAATACAAAAATTTGATATTGGACGAGTGTCATGGCTGTAGTGCGGATAACTATCAAAAGTTAATCAAATTAAAACATTGGGAACGAATTTATGGATTTTCTGCGACACCAATACACCCAACTAAATTTACATTAAAGACTGCAAAGATTGTTTCAAATATTGGGAATATTATATTTGAAGAAAAACCCAAAGCTTTGATTGATAAAGGTATAATTGCTAAACCAAAAATAATATTTTTACCTGTTACACAACCAGAAGATATTGATGGTTTTGATTACAGAAATGCCGAAGCACTTGGCATTGTTAATAACCCATATCGTAATAATTTAATAAAGCTTATATCTGAAAAACACTCTGATGAAAAAAGGCTGATTCTCACTAAATATGTTAAACAGGGAGAAATTATAAGCAATTTATTAGAAGCACCATTCATTTGGCATGAGACCAAATTAAATGACAGGTTAAAAATTTTAGATCAATTTGATAATGGAGATTTAAATTTATTAGTAGCCTCAAGAATATTAGATGAAGGCATTGATATAAAAAATTTTACAGTTTTAATTATTGCCAGTGCTGGAACATCTTTTACAAAAACTATTCAAAGATTAGGTAGAGGATTAAGAATCACTAAAAAGAAAAAATATATAACTGTATATGATTTCTGGGATGAAACACATAATATATTATTAAAATGGTCAAAAAATCGTAAGAAAGATTACGCTTCTTTTGGATATAAAGACATACTTAATATTAAGGAGGAAGAAGACATTGACTTATATTTACGTTTGCGATCCATGTAAAATTAAATATGAAAAAACACATGGTATGAATGAGACACCAACTTATAAATGCAAAAAATGCCACAAGAAACTCAGAAGAGTTATAACAGGTGGAAGTGGTGTAATTTATCGAGGTGATGGTTGGAGTCATGCAGGAAAAAAAGATAAAAATTATAACCGAGATAGAAAAATGGAATCTATAAGAGAACATCCAGAAACAGATCCTTATTCAGGATATCGAAATTGGAATGAAGAAAAATAATGGCAAAAGTAACAATTATTTTTGATGACAAAAAATCTGCAGAATATGAAGTTTCTCAAAAAGTAGCATTAACTATTGACAATTTTATTATTGATATAATGCAAAAGGAGTCAGAATTTGAAAGTGCTGAAGAGCTTTTGATTGATTATGATATAACAGATGTTCAATCTTCGGCACCTGAAATAGGAGATTTAGAAATTGCAATAGATGAAGCTAACTCTTCAGGTTATGATAATCCAGCAAATGTTGCCGAAGTTAATGAACTTAAGAAGAAAAGAGAGAAAGATGGCAAGAAAACCGCTAAGAAGAAAAAAAGAAATAGTAAATCATCCAGTAAATAAAGAAACTGTTAGAAAAATTATAGAAGAATCTACTGTTCTTAAAAGTGCATTTAAAAAGAATTCTAACGAAAAAGATGAGTGGTTTATTGACTATTTTGTTACAGAAAAAAAGAGAGTCACTGAAGAAATAAAAAGATGTGGCGATATTGCAAAAACAATCGAAAAAGCTAATAATTGGCTCAATGCAAATTTAAGTAATGTAGAAAAATTAGCTGTTTTTATATATACAACTAGAACAGCCAAAAATAAACCACTATATTGTTATCCACTATTTGCTTCTGATATAAGTAATCGTAATCTTGAACTAGACAGCTGGCTAGCTTCTATAGTAGAAAACTATAAAGATCGTGCAAAAAATTTATTAAAAGATAAAGATATTTGGGAATCTGCAGATCATAAAGAATATTATAACTTAGCAAACAATATTATTAGTATATGTGGTAATGATCTAGAGAAATCTAAGAAAATTGCTACTTTAATAATAAATACTAATAATATATAGAGAGTTATTAAAAGGATAAATATGTTTAATCTACTTAAAAACCAAATTGATATTGCAGAAAGAAAAAAGATTGAATGTCAAAATGAAATCAGAATACAAAATGAAATTCAGAAATATTGTCAATTTCTTAGTAAGTGGATGATAGACAATCTAACTGATGTTGAAAAATTAACAATTTATTTGTTCACTTCTAATGAATATGGTGGAGATATTCATATTAGATATGATAGCAGTAATTTTGAATGTCATACTAATAGTACTACGCTTAATAGATTATTAAAACACTTTGAAAATAGAAAAGAAATGACTAAAGATTTATTAAAAGATGAAGAAAACATCTGGGAAAATTTGGGTATTAGTCATCATCATGAACGCGCTTGTCAATTGCTTAAAAGAGCAAAAAGCTTAGAAGATGCTATAGAAATTCACAAACTATATTGAAAAGAAAGGTAAATTTATGATTAATTATTTTATTGATGAAAAAGAAATACTTGAAACAAAAATTAGCCAGGCTAATGATGGATTAAATTTAATTAATAAAACAAATAATATTATAAACAGTAAGTTTGATAATATTGTAAAATTAGCAATATATATGTTTATTGCACATCGGGAGAAACAATATGAAAATTCTATAATATATTGGGTCGAAGATGAAAATAAATATATATTAGATAGTAACATAATTACAATATTAGAAGATGTGAAACATCAAACAAAAAATTTATTAAAAGATAAAGTTGTCTGGCAAATTAAAGGATTTGATAAGTATTATGAAAAAGCAAAAGAAGTTTTAAAACTAACAGAAAATGATTTAGAGAAAGCAATTGAATTAGTGAAAGTCATGAATAAATGAAAATAAAATACCACTTCAATACAATTGAACGTCTCATAAAAGAATTAGTTGGTGATTATAAAATAACAGGTGATGGTGAGATTGCTATTAATTCACCATTTATAAAAGACACTACATATGATTGTCGGATAAGTATTGACAAACAATGTTGGCATGATTTTGAAAGTGATGAAGGTGGTAACTTAATTTCTCTTATTGCCACACTTGCAAATATAGACAAAGAAGCAGCTGAGCAGATGCTACTAGAATATGCTTTGAAAGATGGTAAGCTAGTTGAGCATAAAATTGAAAAAAAGAAATCGCTAATACAAGAACTTAAAACAATTAAGTTACCACCTGGATCACATACATTTAATAAGACTGAACAATTTGGCTCAATAAGTGGTAGAAAACAGGCAATGAGATTTTTAATAAAAAAGCTTGTCTCTGCAAAATTATCAAAAAAATATAATTTACGTTGGACTGATTGTTCATATATAGATTATCCAAATGTCAAAAACAAAAAATTAAATTTAAGCAATAGGATAATTATTCCTTCTTATGAAAACAATAAATTAGTTTATTATCAAGCAAGAGATTTTACAGAGAGAAGTGAATTTCGTTGGAAAAATCCTCCCAAAGATATTCAGCCAAAAAATATTGTATTACCATTTTATGACACTATAAAAGTTGGAGAAATATTATTTATTAGTGAAGGGCCTTGGGAAGCAATACAATATGGTGGTACCTATATGATTGGTAATGTTTTATCGGACGCTCAAATTTTAAAAATAAAGAAAAAGAATCCAGAAGCAATATATATCATTCCCGATAATGATGAAACAGCTAGAAGAAAATTAGTGAGAAACGTAACTTATTTGAGATCATATTTGGGTTGTCCCATAATTATAGTAAAATGGTGGATTGGAAAATATTCTAAATTTAAAGATCCTATTGATGCTAGTATAAATTACAACGAATTATTAAATTCTGAATTTATCGAAGCAGATAGAAATATTGAACTTAATATGAAAATGGGTATATTATGATAACAAATACACTTTATGATTTATTAATTAAACGATTAGAATATGAATTTGCCGGACACAACTTTATAATAAAAGCAGAGTTAGCAGAGTGGCAAACTATATTAATTGTTGATCATGCTTATGCTATTAAGTTTTGTGTTTCAATTATCGATGATGATTGCAAATTAGAACCCTTGATTACAGCTATTGAACACCACTTAGGTATTAAGAGTACTACTCATATTGAAAAAATGGAAAGATTAGATTGGAGAGTAGACTATAATAATGCAATCAAGGAAATTGATGATAAAATTGAAGAAGCAAAAAGAAAAGAGCAACAAGAATGGGAAACAGATTATAAAGAGGCTTTTGAAGATTTATGACATCAATAGAAGAAATGAAGAGAACGGTAAACCAATCAAATATCTCTATAGAAAACAAGAAAGAGATTTGCGAAAGATTGCATGAGTTATATGGCAAAAAGAATAATACAAAATCTTTACTAAGAAATAAAAAACTTATTGAGGTTGATGATTATATGACTGTCCAACCAATAGATGTGAGTGCTGAAGTCGAAACACAGGATGTAACTTATTTTAATCAAAAAATTAGTATTCCGATTAGTTCAATGTATACTATAACTATGAAATTTACACTGCCAGATTCTTTTAAAATAGAAAAACTAATGGAAGCTGCGCAAAGTGGGATAGTAATTATAGGAATTGATAAATGATCAATAATATAAATGTTAAATTGAGACATATAATTACTCATGCTTTTTTTGGCAAAGTGATTGAGGGAATAAGTGTATATGCTCAAAATGTTTTATTAGATTTTATAATATTTAAAACACAAGATGAAGATGAAAAATTTCCATTTAAAACAACAAGAATTAAAAATGATAAATTAGCTAATATAATTACTCCAATTGGTGAAGAAGTTTTAAATTTATATTTAGTCAGAACAGATGATAATTTTCGAAAAAAATTTAAGCATTCATATGATCTCATAAAGTTTGAAACAGAAAATTATGTACTTACATTTGGGGCTTATTGTGACCATGCTTTTCCAATGACTGCTGACAATTTGTACTTACAGTGCACTATTGATTTTATAAACTTATTGACAGATGCTACTAAAATAGAATCATCAGAGCAATTAAAAGATACACCGTTCGAACCATTAGCTTGTATCTTCGATAAAAAAGAATTAGCTAAAGAATTATTAAGAGAATAAGTTATCAGCATATTTATTTTAAATAGGAGAATTGTAGATGGATGAAAAACTAACTCTTGGAAAATTAGAATATCTCATTTTAAATTTTTCACTACGTGATCGACCTTTCTGGTTAAAAATATTTGAAACAATCAAGAAAGATTATTTTGAAAATAAGAATAATCAAATTATTTTTGAATTTTTCAAAAATTATTTTTCTAAATATAATGAGCTACCAGATTACCAAATAACAGAAAACAAACTTAATAGTAAAGTAGAAGACAAAATTTTAAAATCAATTTATGAGCCAGCAGTTGATACAATTCAGCCACAATTTATATATGATGAGACGCACAATTTTATTATTGAAAATATGATGCGCAAAAAGCTTCTCAAATCAATTGATTTATTAAAGAATAAAAAGTTCGACGATATTTATCATGAGATTAGAGAGGTAATGAAATTCAATTTTGATAGTTCATTAGGTTTGAGTTTATTAGATGTTGATGGAAGATATGAAAAAATCAAAGCACTTGAAAAAGAAAAAATAGAAACAGGTTTTCCAGTATTTAATTCTATATTAAATGGTGGTTGGGCTAAAAAAGAATTATATGCAGTTGCAGCCCCACCGGGAATTGGCAAATGTCAAACTTATGATACAGAAATTGAAATAGAAATAGACGAAAACGACCCTGTTTATAAAAAAATATCAAAATTTTTATATGATAAAGATCAAACAGTAGTAATGGCAACAATAAAAGCTAAAATAAAAATAGGTGATCTTGTAGAAGCATTGGGGGCTATAGTGCCTGAACAAGAAGTAGACATATCTTCTTCCAGCCTAAAAATTAATACACCATATGGATATAAAAAAATAATGGGAATACGTAAAACAAAAAAATTGCCTATTGCAAAATTATCGACTGATAGCTATATCTTAAGATGCGCAACAGAACATAGGGTAGAAACTAACAGCGGATTCAAATTTGTAACCGAAGCAAAAGAAGTTGTAACAAAAGATGGTGTTAAAAAGTGTAAAGTTAAAATTGAATCTAAAAAAGAAAATTGTTATGATGTACAAGTTGAAGATTGTCATAGTTATTGGTCTAATAATATACATAGCCACAATTCTATCTTCTTAGCTAATTGGGGAGTTAATGCAATTAAATTAGGATATAATGTTTTAGTATATACACTAGAAATTTCAGAAGAAAGATATTCACAAAGACATGATGCTATATTAACTAAGATACCAACGGATGAGTTGCTATTTGATATCAATAAAATAATAAAGAAATATGAATTATTTAAGAAAACAAGCAAAGCAAATTTATGGATAAAAGAATTTCCAACTAAGCTTGCTTCTATCAATACATTACGATCGCATTATGAACAGCTTAAGCTATATGAAAATTTCATACCAGATATTATTTTCGTTGATTATGCTGGTTTAATGAAACCAAGCTATAGAGTTGGTAATGATTATGACGATTTAAAAACTATCTATGAAGATCTTAGGGGTTGGGCTGTTGAATTAGATTTACCCATTGTTACTGCTGCTCAAACAAATAGAAAATCTTTAAATGACAAAGGTGGTACAAAAGAAATTATAACACAAGCACAAGTTGCTGAATCTCTTGGTATTACTCAAACTCTAGATTTATTTATGACAATAACACAAAGTAAAAATGAAAAAACAGATGGTTTAATTAACTTATATATTGACAAACATAGACATGGTGAATCTTCAAAATTATTAAAGTACTCAATAGATTATAGAAACTTTTTTTTAGAAGAGTATGATCTTTAATACAATAAAAATAATTGGAGGTATTATAATATGACTGTTTCAGGTTTATTTAAAAAGCATATTATTAATCAATGGTTCAAAAAGTTTGATAATCGCACAAAAACATATCATTATTATTATATCACCAAATTTGATGATGTTGTAGAATTTATAGTGTTTCATATATACAAAAATAAAAAACCAAAAATAACAGAAGATTATATGCATCTTTCATATTTTATGCAAAAAACAAATGAATTCTTATGTTTAACTGCTGGAGATGAGCATATAAAAATAGACTTCATTAAAGAATTTACAAAATATAGACTGAGATCTTAAAATGTTTAATGCAAGAGAATTATTAGAAAAAGCAATTTTAAATCGATGGTTTAGAAGACGCAATGGAAGAAGAAAAGACAAAACTTTATTTGATTATTACTATTTTACTAAAATAACTAATGAACATGTCTGTGGTATAATATTTCGACCACACGCTGTCACAGCTAAAACATTTGAAGAATACTACATTAATTCAACATATTACTTTCTTTATAGACTAGAAAAGTTTATACTATGTGGACCTATGGACTCTGATTATATAAAACAAGCTGAAAAAGAATGGACAAAATTTAAATTAAGAGATTAGCTTTACAAGATAACTAAAATTCATTTCGGAGCTTAGCATGAAACTTAATGATACAATAAAAAATCTAATAGAAGAATTTGTCATGGGGACCTTTAAGTGTCCAATATGTGGCACAAAAGTATCTAAAAACAGCAACTATTGTCTCAAATGTAAGAAGAAAGTAAAACCACCCAACAACGACAAAAAAGAATAACTTATCAAATTAATCACATAATTAATTTTATGGATTTATTTCATGATTTTATTGAATCTATTAAAGGTGTATGGTTTGAACTAGACTTTAAAAATAGACGAAATAAAACATATTGTACACTCTATGAGGTTCATGGTGATTATGCTTTTAAAAATGCATATAATCGCGTACACTTCATAACTTATTACCCACATAAAAATCGCTTTGACACACTTCACGCAAATAATATTTTTGTATTAAAAAGAATGCATAGAGTTAATGATCCGGCAATCAATAGAATGTTGCAAGGAAAATATACTCAATACATTCTTAGAAACGGATTGGGCGAAGGTGAAAAACTTTCTAATCAATTTAACCATTAACAATAAACCCTCTTACACCTGAACAATTTAAAGCTTTTAAAGATAGTTATGCTAAATATCTACTCAGAGAAGGTGGTGCAACACTAAAAGATGATCAATTTCCGAAGGTAAGCAATGGGAACAAATTATTACATTAGATATAATATATGTAATTGCTGTAAAAGATATGATGAAATTCATATGGGTAAACAATCTATGGGCTGGAAATTTAACTTCCATGTAATAGAAGAACAATTTCCTATTAATGAGTGGGAAAATAATGCCAAAGAATTATTAAAAAATAATATTTATATTAATGTTAAACTTGATTCTTATAAAAAGACGAAAAATTTTTTATTAAAATATTCTAAATATGTTAAAATTTTTAGTGAATATGATAGAGAAATTTTGATAGAAGATTTCTTAAAGATTGTAGAGTCTAATCAACATAATCTAAGTTTTTATAATTACTGTGTAGTTCATAATTGTTTACAAAGTGAATATATGGACAGCGACAATTATGAGTTTTCACCAAATAATTTTTCATAGCTTCGATTCACAATTATAATTGTAATTTAGGAGGTAAAATCATGGAGATTAATGGTAAATATGGTAGTGCTATTGTTTATAATGATACAATAGAACAGGAAGCAATTTCTCAAATAATCAATCTATTAAACCAAGAAATGGCAAAAGATGCTCATGTAAGAATAATGCCAGATGTTCATGCTGGTGCCGGTTGTGTAATTGGTTATACTGCAAAATTAACTGAAAAAGTAGTGCCTAATTTAATAGGTGTTGATATTGGTTGTGGTGTAACTGCTTGGAAATTAGGTCCGGCACATATAATAAAATCTAAATTTGATAAATTAGATAAATTCATAAGAAAAAATATTCCATCAGGTAGAAATATTCACACAATTGCAAATTGGCATTTAGAATCAGCTGGTTGTTTTTCTAATAGATTGGCCATGAATATGAAAATATCTGATTTCTTTAATCATATAAAAGAAGTTTGTTCTAGAACTAAACAAGAATATTCTTATGTTGAAAGCTCTCTTGGAACTCTTGGTGGTGGCAATCATTTTATTGAAATTGATAAAGATTATGATAACAATTACTGGTTAATTATACATTCAGGCTCAAGAAATTTTGGCTTGAAAGTTGCTAAATATCACCAGAGCTTAGCCCAATTAAATCAAAATATGGATAAAGAAGAATATCAAAAAAGAATTGAAATAATCAAGAAAACAAAAAAAGGTAAAGGTATTGAAGTTGCAATTAATGCATTAAGAAAAGAAATGCAAAAACCACATACAATTACTGGTCTAGAATATTTAGAAGGTGATTATATTACTGATTATTTAAATGACATGCAAATTGCACAATTATATGCTAAACTCAACAGAAGACTAATGGGTTATAGAATAATTACTAAATTTTATAAATTAAAATATAAAGATATACAGTGTGTTGAATCAGTACATAATTATATCAATTTAACAGATAGAATAATACGTAAAGGTGCTATTTCTGCACATGAAAATGAAATGGTAATTATTCCACTAAATATGGCTGATGGTTGTATAGTTGGTACTGGTAAAGGTAATAGTGAATGGAATAATTCAGCTCCGCATGGTGCAGGCAGAAAAATGAGTCGAAATGCAGCAAAAGCAAATATTGATTTGAGTGATTATCAGAAGATAATGCAGAAGAATAAAGTTTGGACAAGTTGCATTTCTAAACACACTCTTGATGAGGCACCACAAGCATATAAAAAAGCTTCTCATATTATAGAATATTTAAAAGATACTGTAGAAATATATTGTCACATGAAACCTGTTTATAATTTTAAAGCTGACTCATAAAAGAATCGACAGGGCTCTATAATTATCTAGGAGGTCAAATGGAAAATAAAGGTACTAAAAAACTTATAATGGTGACCGCTGATAATAATAACAAATTTTATAATATGAAAGATAATGGTGATGGTACTTTTAAAGTTGAATGGGGTAGAGTAGGAGTTACTTCTAGTGAAACAACTTATCCAATTTCCAAATGGGATAGTATTTATAGACAAAAAACCAAGAAAGGTTATAAAGATATAACAGAAATTTTTGTAGAAGCTGGCATTGATGAAGAAACAAGTTTTGCTGATATAACCAATACACAAATATCTAAATTGGTTAATGCATTGCAATCTTATGCAAAAGGCTCTGTAAAGAAAAATTATTTAGTAACTTCTGAGAATGTTACTCAAAAACAAGTTGATGAAGCTCAAAACATAATAGATCAAATAACTTCTGAGAGTAGTCAAAAAAATGTAGTAGTCGAGAATATAAATGATCTACTTACAGACTTATATTCTATAATTCCTCGAAGAATGTCAAATGTTCGCATGCATCTTTTCAATACTACTGAGGGAATGAATTTTAGTTCTGACAATGTCAACCATTTAATTGCAAATGAACAAGCAACTTTAGATGTTATGGCTGGACAAGTCTCAACTATTGCAAAGACTAAAACTGTTGATCACAAAGAAGAAAAAACATTACTAGATGCAATGGGTATTACCATCGAGCAAATCGATGCTAAAGATAAAGAAACAATCATGCAGCTTCTTGGATCGAATGCTAGACAATTTCGCAACGCATACAGAGTTACTAATCTTGCGACTCAAAGTCGCTATGACAAATGGGTAGAGAAGTCAAAAGACAAAAGAGCATTCTATTTTTGGCATGGATCTAGGAATGAAAATTGGTGGTCAATTTTAGATACAGGCTTAGTGCTTAGACCATCAAATGCAGTAATTACTGGTAAGATGTTTGGTTATGGACTTTACTTTGCAGACAAAGCTCAGAAGTCAATTGGATATACTTCACTAAGAGGTTCTTATTGGGCATCTGGCTCTGCCAATAAAGCTTATTTAGCTGTATTCCAAGTTCACACTGGAAATTGGTTACATTTTAAAACTCATGAATATTGGATGTATGATCTTAATGAAAAGAATCTAAAGAGTAGAGGCTCTTATGATTCACTATTTGCTGAAGGCGGAGCTGATCTTAGAAACAATGAATATATAGTTTATAACCAAGCACAATGTTCAGTAAAATATTTAGTTGAGATAGGAGATTAATATGTTAGAAGCATTACAATTTATTTTTAAAAATATTTGGCATTTTCTTGGAGTTTAGTTATTATTAACAGTAATATTTTCTGGAATAGGTCACATTGGAAACAAAAAATATAAAACATATAATTGTCCTTATATAGATGAATGCGAAAAATTTAAAGAGAAGAAAGAAAAAGAGAGTAAAAAAAGTCCTTGGGATACTCATGATCCTAGATTTTTATAAGGAAGAATATATGAAATTGTTTGTTATATGATTTTTTGTATATTCTTTTGGCTTGAAGAAATAATTGTTTCGATAAGTTGGATAAGGAGAAAGATATGGAAAAGAAAAAATTAGGAAATTGTGCATGGTAAGAAAAGCAAAGAAATATTCGGTTGAAGAAGTATTACAACATGTTCGCATACCCAATAATGATTCAGATGTTGAAAGAAGAGATTTTGATGGTGATCTTATTAAAATTTCTTCACTGCGTCTTGCCACTTTCAAATATAAAGGTTGTAAATGTATTAAATGTGGTACTGAAGGTACATATTTCTTTAAAGAAAAACATAATAGAAAAGGAAAAATTTATCACTTTAATCTTTATGGAATTAATGCAGAAGGTATAGAAGTACTCATGACTAAAGACCACATTATTCCAAAAAGTAAAGGTGGTAAAAACTATATAGATAACATGCAAACAATGTGCCAATATTGTAATTGTGAAAAGGGCAATAAAGTGAAAGGAGAAGAAGATGATAAGGAATCTGTTTGATGAGTTTTGTGAGAAACATAAATGCCCAAGAGAAAAAGCAAAATCTCTGATTGAAGACTTAAAAGCAACATATAATTACAGTAAACATAGTGCAATAGATATTGATGATAGTTGTGTAAATTGTCAACATTTAAAATTTTGTGATTATGATGATATTACTTTTGAAAAAGTTCTACAGTGTGAAATGATGTATGAAATGTATGGGACACACTATTGCCATGATGAACTAAAACATTGTGCATGTAATAAATTTAGAGCTAAAATTATAGCATAATTAAATATAATGGATAGATTTGAAGAAGTGTACTGTTGGTATTGTGGCAAGTGCATTAAATTACAACATTGGTTAAATTTTAAAAAGACTAAAAAATATTGTAATTTATTTTGTTGGTTAAAATATAATTTGGAGAAATTATGGAAAGGAAACTTGCGTCATTAGAAGTTATTAAAAGTTTAAGACCAATACCAGGTGCTGACAATATTGAAGTTGCAACTGTAAAAGGTTGGCATTGTGTTGTTAAAAAAGGTGATTTTAAAATTGGTGATTGGTGTATATATTTTGAAGTTGATTCAGTTTTACCAGAATTAGAACCTTTTGAATTCTTAAGAAAAAATTGTTGGATTGAACGCTACAAAGGTTTCAGAATTAAAACTGTCAAACTTCGTGGCCAAGTGTCGCAAGGTTTAGTAATGCCACTTACAATATTCTTATCTTTAAAAAGACATATTGAGCCGGCTTATTTAGAACCTGGAATAGATTTAACTAATACTTTTAATGTTCAAAAATATGTACCAGAAATTCCAAGTTGTTTGTCTGGTAAAGTAGTTGCACCTTTCCCAACTAATATAATTCCCAAAACAGATGAAGAACGTGTCGAAAATTTATCAGACACTTTAGAACAACTACATGGTACTTCAATTTATATAACAGAAAAACTAGATGGTTCCTCTTGTACTTTTTATTTATATGATGATCATTTTGGAGTGTGTGGTCGAAATTGGGAGTGGGAAGAAGATAACAAAAATATGAACTGGGAAATAGCTCGTAAGTATGATATAGAAAATAAGCTGCGTTATTATAAATTACAAACCGGTTGTGAGATTGCATTACAAGGTGAAATAATCGGACCTGGTATACAAAAGAATAAATATAATTTAGATAAAGTGACAGTAAGATTTTTTACTTCTCATGATTTAACAAAACATCAACAAGATACATTTGCTAGACTATTAAGCATCTTGAGATATTTAAATTTGAAACCAGTACCAATAGTAGATAAATATTCTATTCTAGAAAAAGATTCTGATTATTGGATTGAGAAATCAAAAGGATTTAGTACTTTAAATTCAAGAATTAAACGTGAAGGTATAGTTGTTAAGACATTAGAAAACAAGACGTGGCCAGGTCTTGGAATAATTTCATTCAAAGCAATCAATCCAGAATATTTATTGAAATATGGAGAATAAAATGATAAAATTATTTTTGTTAAGAATATATTGTTTTTTTAAAAATAAAGGAAAACACGATTGGGTAATGGGTGGCGATTATAATATGTGTTGGACTTGTAAAAAAATAGTAGAAGCAAAATTGACAGAATAAGGAGTAGATAGTGACAGACGCACAGTTTAAAAAAGAAGCAAAAGATAGAAAAGAATTAATGAATGTTGAAATTCAACCTTCGAGTTTGGAGTGATTAATGGCTATTATAACTTTTACTTGTCAATGTGGAAAGACAACTAAAATCGATATTAAAACTATTGATGAGCTTCGCAAAGAAAATAAACGATTAACAGAAGAAGCGAAGGATTTGAAAGCAAAAATAGCCGCACTTGAATATATGAAAAAGAATAAAAATAATTTTAATATGGATGATATATTTAAAGGATTTAATCTTTAAGAGGTAACAAATGGACTTAGTAATTAAAACTGGAAAAGAGTGGCATGAAAAATATAAGAAAGAAACAGGTATGCAAGTTTATGATCCGGACGGATGGAGAAATGATGGGCTTGATCTTGATATTTACATGTGTTCTTGGAAAGAATTCAAAAAAAGAGCTTTATATTCTACATTAATTCCTATAGAGCGTAATGAAAAAATCTGAAAAACTGTTACTTAGAATAAGAAAATTATTCCCTGATTTATATATACCAAAAGATGCAAAAATACAAAGGACAAGGGCTAAATATAACCAATTAGTTATGGGATCATTTAAATCTTTTTATCGGTCTGAGAGTGAATATTGGAACGGTTTGGGTTTGTATTCAACAGCTAATGAGTTGTTAAAATGCCCAAATCTAGTTTTAGGTACTTTTTATGGAGATATTTATATTGATTGTGGATGCATAGGTAAATGTAAAGGAATAAAAGATGGATAAGCTAATGAAACATATAATGAGTCTTTGCACAAGAAATTTAAATTCAAAAAGAGTTAAATGCTGTGCTGAATGTCCTTTTGAAGAATCAATATTATGATAAAAACCTTACAAAAGGAGAAGACAAAAAATGAGTTACATGAAAAAACCATATTTTGAAAATCCAAAAACAAAAGGTAGTGGAATAATTTGTGCAATACCTCAAGAAGGTAAATGCCCTGTAGGTTGTAAAGATTGTTTTTTCCAATCTGGTAGATCTTATTTAGAGCCATTGTCAGACAATCTTCCCAACATGCCATCTATAGAAATGGCAAAAAATCGAGTTGTCAGAATTAACGATGGAAACGATAGCAATATTGATAAAGAGGCCGTAATTAAAGCAACTCAGATATATCCAAATAAATTTTATAATACATCTATACCTGACTTACGGTTATTTGATGCTCCTGTCGTATTAACAATTAATCCTGGAAATATAACAGATACTGATTTTAATGTAGTTACTCAAATACCAAAAAATTTAATGTTTGTAAGAATTCGTGTTAACACTTGGAATTTAGATAAAGTAGTATGGCCGGCAACACATCTTTATACTTCTAAAGGAGTTCCAGTAGTATTTACTTTTATGGCTTATTATAATGAAATGGTTCCAGCAGAACACAAGTCTAATTATGATTTTAGAAAAAGAACACTGAATTCATATTGGTGCATAAGACCAGAAGCTTGGAAAAGAATTATGGACATGTATAAAAATAATAAATTAGTTTATTCATGTGGAGCCAATTATACTGGTACTATTTCATGTAAGAATTGCGGAAACT